TGAATTGTATAATACCTAAAGGGTTATAAATTGTCACAGCCGAAATGGGTAGAAACACATTTTTGTAAATGGTTGTTATTCCCCACGGGTTTGTTTGTGAAAGGGATATTGTGTAACCACTTGGTGTTGATGGGTAGGTGTGAAGTGCGTAGTTTGGTGAAAAAGTCGTTATGTTTTCTGTTGGACTACCGTCACCCCAATTTATAACATACGGAGCCAAAGTCAAAAAACCTTTGAATGATGCATCTGAAGTGTTGTATAAGTAGACATCATATGGTGAACTACTACTTCCCGAAGTCAAAAAATTATCAATGACATCTTGTTGAACTGCCAATCCATCGAATGGATCGTAGTATCCGATGTCATCATAATTTTGTGTAATCAAAATCGGTAATGTTAACCCAGTCAAAAATGAAGTTCCACCGGTATCACCACTAAGGACATAAGACATACCCGAATAAACTCCGAAGGTATCTCCACTATAGGTTACTTGGAATATATCATCCTTTAAAACACCAGGAGATATTTTGTAATTAAAAACTTCCATTAGGGATTAACGTATTCGTACCATTTTATGGGTGTTGTAGTAGTCCCAACTCTTGCACCTCCAAGAATATTATATACGTCGTACTCATAGTCGTTATAATCCATGTTTACACCATAATAAAAATAGTCTTCAGGATTAAATGTAAATTTACCCGTTGATGGAAATAAACCTTGAGGTGTTGTCATCATTCGTGTGAACTGTCCGATTTTAGCGTTGAAGAATTTAGCACTCATGAAAAAATTCGTAATGTCCAAGTATGTTCTATTTTTCAACCAATAGAAAAAGAACCCCTCCTTATCACCTAAAAAGTCTAAAATGAATTTCGGTTTTTTTACATCAACCTGAGTAAACGAAGGACTAACTCCAATGAAACCTGTTTTGGTTTCACCCTCATATGTTGGAATTATAACCGTGAAATATAATTGTTGGGTGTCGGCAGAAACCGAATCGTAAAAATCTAATTTAAAGAAACTCCTTTTAAATGAATCTGCAAAATAATACAGTTCATTATCAGTAAAAGTTGCACCTGTATAATCAATAACCCAATTATTGGCATTTGTAGTTGCAGTTACGTTAACTTGCGGTGAAGTAACATCACCATTGAAAAAGTAAAACTCGTAATTACATGAAGTCGCAGTTGAACTATAAGTCTTGTGTGAAAATCTTGTAACTTCAAAGTCATCTATTGGGTTAATAATTTCATCAACAATATCACTCTCGTACTGCGTTATCGCATCCTCTTGTCCCAAAAAGTCAAAGGTAGTACTGACGGGAATAACCAATTCTTTTTCCCTGTTGGTTTGCACAATTTTAATCTTATTCACAATCGTCAGTTATTGGTTGAATTATGACTTCAGTCTGTTGGTTAATATTTCTTCTATCGGGTGTTTGTAAGAACAACAAGTCAATGAAAGGATAGTGAGCGTTGTTTAGATATGGATAGTCCAATCCAATATTTTCCGCGTCAACGTAACCGTAGGGATAAATGTCCCTCCATCTCCATAATTTTACACTATCGTAAAAAGTAGCATAGTTTGGTACATTTATAACTTCTTGTTTCGCCGCAGTTTCGATATACGGAGAATACGCTCTAACAGGAACGGGATAATGAACTTGATAGTAATATCCCTTTTGGTTTGTTCCAACCACAGACGCCGTCTGATAGTAGTTAGAGTTGAAGGTGTATTTGTGGTAAATCGGACTCAATACATACTCCTGTAAGTCATATTGATTGTACTCACAAAAGTCACCCTTGAGAATATCACCCTCTTGTAAAAATTCGTTGTAATAAAATGTTTTGTTCAACAAAGTAGTTTCGTCGGGATGAGTATAGGAAGCTGTCGGGATATCATCAGAGGGATTTGTTACACTGTCCCAATAAGGGTCTATTGAATTCTCCAAGAAATTGAAACCCCATCCGACTTGTAATGCTGGTGTACCAACTGTGTTGTTGTAAGGTTTATTAAACCAACCCATGTATCCTCTTTCAACTATTGAAACATACAAGTCAGTAACAGGTCTACCCAAATTATCGATAATGTTTGTTATATCAATGTCTTTATCAAATGAAAAACCAAAAGATAATGAACCGTCTTTAATAGACACCCTTTGGGTTTGATTTGGAGTAAGTGCAGAATATTCCAACTGCTTGATTGTTGGGAACGCGTTGGTTTCGAATCCAAGTTGTGTTAAATCCAAATCTAAAATACTTGTCAGTAGTGCATTTTTTCTGATATAATATTGTGACTTAGTTTCAGCAGAATTGGATATTTCAACGATTCTTTTAAAAGTACCTTTAGCATCGTTAGCAAAAGTGGTACCTGTATATCCAACATTATATATGGAAAATACCCCTGTCTGACTTCCGTAGGTATCATCACCTAATTGATAGACTTGAAATAAATTGTTGTTGTTATAACTAACCGAAGTTTCTACCCACTGTCCCACCTCCAAATTATGATTCACACCACAGTAAAAAGTTATCAAAGGCACCCCGTTATACGTCCTTTGTTGTATGACATACGGTACACCGTCTCCTGACACAAATGAAACTGTTTGTGAACGCTTCTCATCAGTGTATTGCATTGCATGGTTTTCACTACTTCCACTAGCATACGACAAATACACCATCCAATTGTAAGTCGATGCGCTCTTGTTGACAAAGTTTATATGGTTCGGAATACCTTGATCTCTCAAAAATTCGAATTCATAATATTGCGGAAAACCACTCCATACAGGTGTCGTCATTGAAGCGGATGTAGTGGGATCGATGTAATAAAGAAAGTTGGTAAATTGAGTATAATTGAGTGACTTACCCGAAATAGAATTATCATAGAGATTTGTGATTTTTCCAGCGACTCTGAAGATATTTGATGCCTGTCTTTCTGTATCAAATCGTTCCTCTAAATTCAACAGAACACTCCTATCAGCATCCAAAAACTCCCTCTGTTCACCTTCCATATCGAGGTTAACGTAAGAGTCAATATCAGGAGCACCTGCGTATCTATCTCTTCCTCTTACTATTGTATATGTTGACGGATCGTTACTCATGATTACTCACTAAATATATATCTTTCAACATACTTGTTCATTGCCGATTTACCTTTTTTAAGTCCAAAATAAAAATGGAAAGGAGCACCAACTAAAACATTTTTTTGTGCACCTGCGGGGAAATTAGGATTACTGGTGAATCCTGTTAGAGTAGGTCCACTGTAAGAAGGTGAAGAATTGTAAATAAATCCAGGTCTTTGGGTAGTTGGTGCCGTCTGTGAACTTTCGAAGTAGTAACCATTGAGTCTTCTATCGAAAGATTGATACTTTGCCGACAATATGGTATTTGTTTTCCAATCATTCAATTCAGTTCCGAAAATGTATGGGGTGGGAGATGTTGTTTTAATTTCCCACTCGAAATATGGTATTTCTTGTGAGACAATACCATAGTTATCGGTTTTATATTGAGTTGTTGTGTCAATGAAAGTTGTACGTCCAGGTGTAATTAAATCTCTTGATATGGTATTAGCTGAGAAGAATACGCCGACAACGGGTCCAGTAGTACCTGATAGGAAAGCAATTTGTGAATCACCATAGTTTGAACCCAAGTATGGGGTTACACCAAATTCTGAATTTATCGAATTCAATTGAACTATGTCACCATCCAATTTGTTTTTGGGACGAGAAAACAGTTGAGCAATTGATGCATCTCCTCGTTGTAAAACTTGATCCCAAAACTTGGCATTTACAATTCTACTGATTAGATATGTTTGTAATAAATCGGAAGTATCGTTATATGAAGTCGAAGCGATTTTGTCTACAACAAACCCTTGGAAGTCGGGTGAAAAACAAATTTCTTTGGTAAACTCATCTCTTGGACCTAAATCCATAATTGTAGTTGGTTGTCCTAAGTTCAAAACATTTCCACCATTAACCGCGTAGTTTGGTGCATTTCTACCTATGAAGTTTCCAGTACCCCCTGAATTGTAAGGAGAACTTCTGTAGAAAAATGAATTAGTATCGTCTTGATAGAAAATCAAATCGTCACAATAAACATATTCAGGACGTGTATTGTATGTTGTTGCAGTAGGACTCTGATTATATATTTTATCATTTTGGAAGGTGTACATGTACAAACTACCATTCACCCAGTTGTTAACAAAAGTAAGTGACACTACGTTCCTACACAACGCATAATTCAAACGGAATCTAGCCTTCCACTCTGCAAATATTTGAAAGTCTGTTGCGAAGGCAAATCTTTTTTGAACAAGATAGTAACACCCGTTATCCAATTTAGTTAATTGGGTATCCCCAACATAATAACAATCGTCAGTTGATGGTTTCACAGAGAAGTTTAGTCCATTACCAGAATAACAATCGAGTGGAACCATACCACCACAACTAAACGTATTCAGAACAGTAGTACCCGCACCTCCATTATCATCTGCAAAATCATCCGCACCATCACTGAAAGGATCGGAACCAACGTTGTATCCCGAAGTGAGTGTCACATCACTTCCTAAAATATAACCTTGGAATCCACCATTTTGGTGAAGACTGAATCTGGCTTGATGTATGTCCGAAGTTGGTAATCTATCAGTTCTCATTACCAAGTAGGTTGTATTCGTAAAACTAATAGTGTGATTTGGAGACTGTTGATAGTAAACAGGTGAGAAAAATCCCCACTCATCCCTATCCTTTGGTACCATGTAGCTACCACCTTCAAGTACCTCACCCCTATAATACCCGTTTTCAAAACCCTCTGCAGCATTACCGATGTTAATCATCCTTTTATAGTCAGTATTACTATAGGTTGTTAAGGTTGCAGGAACAGAATTCAAGGTTATTGTAGATGGAGTTGAGTACGAAGACAGGAAATTACCGTTACCAATACGACTAACGTTAGTGGAATCATAAGACGAATAGTTCAAGTGGTTTTGTGTAGTCCAACCTGTGAACAATCCCCATGTTGTTCCAGGAGCATCGGGAGTAAAATTAAAATATGGGAAAAATATACGACGATTTATGGATGTAGATGCATTGTTACTAAGTGAATCGTGTCTCGGAATTCTCCAATCAGTTGTAGAGTTGTAAGGAGTAGTTGGGTTATTTAAATAATAATCACCTTGTACTATCCTACTTCCGAAGGTTGTCGATCCATAAAGTTTAGATAAATCATATTGAACAATTTGTTTATCACAATGTGGATCAACACCTCTTACCATAAACAATACCTCATGTGTCAGATAATCAGGGTTCAACATAATGTTAGGCGCGTTTAGGGCAAATTTGTTGTTTCCTGAATCATCAGGGTACTCATTGGGTAAATCGGTACTTGAATTGTTTTTTTCAATTCTTTGAAATCCAAAAATATATCTTCTAAGTAAGGTACCTGTTCCCAATGCCGGATAAGTAGAACCTGAAATACTGGCAGGTGTCTGTCCACACAAGGCAATGTAATCTCCCAAAGTGTGTCCTGTGACTAATTGAAAGTACTCGATATCCGCAGGATATTGATATTCTCTCACAGTCGATGAACCCGTAATCCCCACGTAAGTTTGTGTAACAGGAAGGAGGGTAGTTGGGCTCATATGTGTTATTTGAATACTTGTATTCAATGACGACGTACCTGTCGTTGAGAACGTATTAAATCCATTTGTTATGGTGAATCCACTTGAGTCAACAACATTTGTGTGTCCTGTTATGTTGGGGTCTTGCGAATTTCTCGGATTAGAAAAACTAATCAATTGAGCGGGTTGCATTTTAAGTAATGTTCCCGGATCCGCCAACATAACCAAAACATTATCAAAATAAGGTGTTGGGTTGAGTCCTGGACGTATTTTTACTTGTATTTGATTATATGCATTACCTGAACCATTATCACCGTCCCTGTGGAACTTAGATTTCAAGTTGAATAGGTTCATTCTCTCGGCTAAGGGTAAGTCGTAAGACCAAATGTCCCATTTCGATTGTGGATTATCTGTATTACTTATGAAAGGGGCTTTTGCATAGTTGGATGCCGGGTCAACACCCGTTTCATCCCAGTTGATGTTATTACCCGCCATGGATATTTGGAATCCACTTGCAAACTTACCCATCCATCTTGTGTCTGTTTCATCATCTTCGATCGCCAACAGTCCTGAGAAAAAGGCAGGTTGGTTTGTATTTGCTAAGAAACTAGTGTTTTCATTAAATGTTTCCAAGTCTTCATCTCCACAACATAATTTAGCCTCACATTCACACATTTGACAGTCAGGATAAGTTATATTTGGCAATGGTATTGCATAGAACTCAATTTTTTGAAGTCGATTCCAAAATACTAAAATCAACGCCGTCATACCAAACCATAAAACTGACTGAATGATGAAACCTATACCAGCACCGATTGAGAGTGCACTGAACGCGGCTACCGCTTGAACTAAACTCGAAACTCCCGCAGCGGTGAATACTGCACTTAAAGCCAATAATAATGGTATTCTAACCCATTCCCATAAGAAACTTAAAACGTGATACAGGATTATTATTACGAAAAACGGGACAGTCAAAAGACTGAGTAAGAAGTTAAATATGAAATAAAAGGTGTCAAAATTTCTTACACCGTCATTTGTTGGAAATCTATTAACTTCAGTCTCACAAGTTCTGTCGATAATTTCTTTGATTCCAATAAACCTACCTCTTCCTGTTCCGTTTCTATATTCGTCGATTAATTGTGAAACTGTATAAACCTTGTTGTATTTAAATTTGTAGAAAAAGTCTTCACAATTTATAGCGGCTTGTTTGTCTACATAGTCAGCCCAATCAAGGGAAAAGGCATAAGATTTTTTTAACTCTTTGTAATATTGTGAGCTTGGAGATAAACTTGCAGGATCCGTTGATGTTGATGTCCATCCGTATTCTCTGATATTTGGGACAAGGAAGTTAGCTCGTTTTAATTCTCCTGTAGGTGTTGTGAATACGGAAGGTAACGGAATTGTAGACACGGGAGCTTCCTTCATCCCATCTTCATCTTGCCATTTTACTTTAAATCTGTATTTGGCAGATGTTGGGATTCCGACTGAAGGATCGTTAGAAAAAACTTGTTCCCCAAATTCATTTGTGACAACATAATCTAAGTTCATAGGAACATCTACTACCCAAGCACCATTTTCATCGATAACCTTACCCCCATTTTCGAGTTTGTATTCTTCAAGAACCGGATCTCCACTACTATCCTGGAATATTGTCTGTCTGATTGCAAGAATCTGCCCCGGACCCGTACTCATCCCACATAAATCCCCCATTTCTGTTTTGGGTTTGCAAGACTTTTTAAGTTGTTGATTACTTGTCATGATTGAACCCATGAACACTGCTGTCGGTTGGATTTCAATACCCAAAGATCTTAAATCAAAATCATTCCTTGTGATACCAATATTACATAAATCTTCCTGTCCCCAAAAAGAAGCAACATCTATTTGTGAAGTTGCCGTAACAATTTGAGGTAAAGAAGCTAAGTCATTGGAAGCTCTAAATCTATTTCCGTCGAATTGTGATTGTACACCTCTACCTTGTCTAACTAAGTCAGTCGGGCGTAATGAAAAACATCCAATGTCTGATAAGTCTAAATCCATTGTGATTGTTTGAACTCCGAGTGGAACACCAACAATCATAAAATCACCGCTATCGTTTGTTCTTACAACAAACCTATAATATTTTTCATAAATTTGCAAAACTGCCTTGTCAGTTAAAACATCTTCTCTGGTTGGAAATGTTCCAGTGGGTACGTGTCCATTATATGATGGTGTGTAGGGTAATAAATTGTATCTATATCCATCTTCATTTATGTCATCTAAAGTTCGGTATGGATACAATGTGTTAATAACAGGATCATTTATATCCAATTCATCGATAGGAACAAATATTGATACCCGAGCATTCGGAACTCCATACCCCCCGTTAGCAATTACTCTACCAACTACAACACCATAATTAGCACAGAAGTCTGAGTACAATTCATCTTGTCTTATTTTTAATGACAAAATCTCTAAAAAATCAAAGTCTTGTTCAATATTGACTCTGATTTGTTTGTCGACTCCTGGTTCGGTACGTATTCTATAAGATTTGGGCATGAAGTATCTTTTAAGATAAATAGTTATTCATCCAATTTCAAAAGTAATTACTTAAGGGTTATGGAGATTACGAGAAACTCGTACTTGTTAGGGTTTTTACCCTTACTTGTATATCTTTTGATGGTATCCTAACTTGATATACTTGATTTGGTTGTGCAAAAATTGTTTCATCAATCAATAATATTTGACGTGTGGTGTCGTCAGAATATCTTTGTGAAGTTTCATTAGACGAATACTGTCCCCCTACTAAATTGAATATATCAATTGTTGATACTGTGTTTACCCCACCGACATTCTGTATTTCTCTCCTGATTTCAGAAACATTTACGTTTTGTCCAAGTTGTCTGAAGAGTGGGCTCATATAATTCGAAATGACGTTTATCACGTTGGATATTACTTCACCTCTGTTTTGTGCAGAATCCAATATCACAGAAACATCAAACTTCAAGTCTATCACTTCAGCGGTGTTGATTACAACATAATCATTAATCATCCTGTAATTTGACAGATAATTCGCAACATTTGTTTTCAAAACGTTAGGTACATTGGATGTTAGTTTACCAGCAGCATCGTATGAAAGTAATTGTATTTCGATTTTGTTGTTGTTTTCAACAATTCCAACCTTTGCAGGTGCTCCAAACTTACCAGGCATGGTCGTTAATAAAGAATTGTAGTCATTGATGGTTACCGCTCTTTTCTGAGCTGCGAAGTTAAACGCCACCATGTTTCTAGCCTCATTTATTGTTGGTTGGTTAGCACCACCTATTGCAGCAGTCACGTTAGTGACACTCAGAGAATTTACCACGGCAGAATTAATCGTAGGATTCGGACCTGTTATTTGTAAATCGTAAGTACCCAATTGAGTAATTGCATTCACACCTATGTTACTCGATAATCCACCACCAACCCTATATTGAATGAACAATGTAGTATTTGGTTGAACTGTTTTTCCTAATCCAATGTTGTTTTGGTAGTTAGCAATGTTCAGTGGAACACCTGTTCTTGAGAATTGTGCTAGTTGATCGTCAGCAGTAACTGTTGCATTACCAAATGTCATTTTCAGATAACCCTCGGGTGTAAATTCAGAAATGAATCTATTTTCGGTTTGAATATATCTACCAACCTTAATTCCAGGATTGTCTGATGGTTTTGTTGGATCTTCCACAAAAACCCTATCTTCGGCTAGCGCGTCCACTTCATACCATCTATTAGTTGATGTTATGAATTCGGACGCAGATGGTACGTTTTGAAATGATGTTCCATCCTTTTGAATTACGGATGTAATTCCAAGTACATTTTTTTCAGGTAAAAATATTTCAAAAAATGGACGAACATCGTTTTGTGTTATAACTTTTTTGAATACTTTGGTGAAACCATTAACAACAACTTCTCTTTTTACAATCGTGTAATTTATAAGGTTGTTGTTGGCATCAAAATTTGGGATTTTCTTGGCATTCACAAATCCTTCGTTGTTGTATTGTGAACTAAAATCAACATCATATACAGTTTCAAATACTTGTCCACCACCTTGAACTTGAGCACCTGCCCTTAGTATTCCACAGTACTCTACGTTTTCGGAGTCTCCATTCGCAGGTACTGTTATTGAAAAATCCACTAAAGCTACAGAAGGACGGTTTCCTGGTATTTTCAGTCCGTAGGTTCGTGCAATGTTGTATACTGAGGATCTTTGTTGTGCATACTGAAGTACAGTTTCTTGGATACTTCTATCAATTTGGAAATTCAAATTGTCTCCTATCGCCGCATTTAAGTCTAAGAATACTGAAAATAAAGCAGCATCATTAAAATTGTCGATTAAGTCAGGATAATATTGCTGAGTATAATCAATCAAGTCCTGCCTTAAAGAGGCAAAGTCTCTGTCTGTGTATGAAATTCTTCTTTCTGCCATTTCCTATTAAATATTGATTATAACAAAATCTCTTGTCTCGAAGGTGTCGGAAGTGATAGTAAAATCGATTCTCAATTTTGCGGTGTATTCTTCAACCCCTCTTCCCGGTACACTCAAAACTCCTGTGTCCAAAAAGTCCGTGTTTAGTTGCGTTACGGTTGTTTGCCCTTCTTCCTCGACGTACGGATTGATAGTTATTTCATTAATGATAAGATTAGGAATATATTTTTCCACATTATCTTTAATGTCCGATTTGATTGATTCGAATGTTGGTGAATCCATAGGTTCAAAAATAAATTCAAATATTCTTGTACCGAAATCAGGTAAGTAATATCTTGAACCTTTTCTTGTTAAAATTAGATGTATTAAATTACTTCTTATTTCACGATTTGCATCCTCTGATAAGGAAAGATACTTTCCTTGAAGACTGTCCTGAAAAGGGAAATTGATACCGTATGTTTTGCCGTTAGCCATATCCCATAAATATATTCCTGATATTTTTTTTAGAAATAAAAAAACCCATCGGTTAGATGGGTTTATTAATGAAATGAAGATTCGTTTTATCCTTCACAAGCCACACACTGTAAGTCATTCAGATTAAGTTTCTTTCTTGCGAAAGCTTGAGCAGAATTCATCGAGTGTTGATAGTACAATGTTTTGACACCCAACTGCCAAGCGTCAATCAATAACTTGTTAACATCTTTTGTTGGCATATCAGGAGATATCATCAAATTCAGGGACTGTGACTGATCGATGTAGTCTTGACGTACAGCCGCTTGGTTGATAATAGAGGATTGGTTAATTTCAGCAAAAGTTCTGAAAACGTCTTTCTGTTCGTCAGTCAAAAATTCTAAGTGTTGAACTGATCCATCATGTTTTTTAATACTGTCCCAAGTCGCCTTATTGTCCTTTTTAAGTTCCGCCAGTAAATTTTTGAGAACAGGGTTTTTAATGGTAACTTTCAACTTAGCAACGTCCTTTACGTAACAATTGGACCATATAGGTTCGATTGATTGAGAGACTTGCCCCAAAATAAAAGCAGATGAAGTAGTAGGTGCGATCGCATTTAGGGTTACATTTCTTCTACCATAACCAACAAGAGTCTCGGGTTCTCCGAATATTTTTGCCAATTCCTCAGATGCTTTGTAAGACTTTTCTTTTATGTTTTTGAAAACCTCAACATTTAGTCTTGCAGTTTCACGAGTATCAAATGGAAGGTTCTTTGCTTGTAGTAGAGAATGCCATCCTAAAACACCCAAACCAAGTGCTCTTTGTCTTTTTGCAAAATTGTACGCTCTTTCGAGATAGAAAAACGCTCTTTGTCCTTCCACGGTTGCATTGTTTCTTAACTCATCTATTTTTTCGATAAATTCTGTTACAACCGCATCCAAAAAATAAACCATGACTTCTACCGCGTCGGTGTCTTTCCATTCATCATAATGAAGTAGGTTCATCGATGATAAAACACAAACAAAAGATTCGTCCTCTGAGTTGTGAAGTGCAATTTCAGAACAAAGATTCGAGTTGTAAATTTTCATGTTTTTTTCTTTGTATACCTCAGGTGCTTTGTTATTCATAGTATCGGAAAACATAATATAAGGATATCCTATCTCACCACGTCTTTGAATTACTTGAGCCCACACCGCTCTTTTTTCTTTGTCACCAGCAATCATTTCTTCCATGAATTTGTCAGTAACAGTTACTGCGTGAGTCAAATCTTGAATAGGGAAACCTTCCGTACCTATTTTCAAGAATTCCATGATGTCAGGATGTTCCGCAGGTAGATATGGTGAAAATCTTCCTCTACGAGTAGATCCCTGTGATATGTTATCAACCACACTTTGGAACAAGTTCATGAAGTGTACGGAACCTGGAGCGTGTCCGTTGTCTGTAATAGGAGCTCCTCTACCTCTGATATTACCGAAGTATCCAGATGTTCCTCCACCCATTTTACTCATTTCACCTACCTCAGCTTGAGTGTACAAAATTGATTCAATGTTGTCTCCAACGTTCGAACCAAAACAACTAACAGGAAGTCCCCTTTTTTTGCCAAAGTTAGCCCATACAGGTGAAGAAAGAGAATACCAACCTTTACTCATGTAATCGTAGAACTTTTCTGCGAAACCCGGCATCCCCAACAACTTCTCAGCGTGGTTAGCAATAATTTTAACTCTCTCTAAAGGTTCTTCACCCTCACTCAAATATCCTCTACGGAGGAAGGTAATTGATTCTTCATTAATCCAATCAAATGGTTCTCTATTGTTCATATAATATTATAATTTTTTTTGTTCTTAAAATAAATCGTTCAACGTGATCGATTTTTGTTTTTTGCTGTAATTGATACTTCTCTTATAAAAGAAGTCCGTATGTTTTGTTGTAAGAATTTCATCATCAAACCATTCTGTAGTTTCCAATAATACTTGATTAACCTCAAATACATTGTCAATTCCGATGGAATTAAGCGACAAGTTAAATCTATGTTTAATGAATTCTAAAGTTTGTGCCTTTGATAAAAAGTCCATGTCACCTTTTTCAAAAATCCAATTCACAATTTCTTGTTCAGCTTCGTAAGCCTCTATTGTAGTGTCTTTGATGTCCTCAATCAATTCAGGTGTCCACCAAGTTGGGTTTTCTTTTTTAATTAAATTAACCAAATCAAAACCGAACTCAGCATGAATGTTTTCTTCTTTTGAAGTCGCCTCTACCGCGTTACTCATACCTTTCAATAAATTTTTGTGTTTATTAAATGATAGGATAATGAGGAATTGAGAAAACAAAGAAACATTTTCTACAAACATTGAGAACAAAATAATAGACTCAAAGTAATCCTGATTTTCAATACTTCTTGAATTAGATATGGATTTTTCAAGATATTTGATTCTTCTACGAATTGCAGGTACTTCCATAAGATTTTCGAATTGTTCGTTCAAACCTAAAACTTGAATCAAATTGGAATATGCATCTGCGTGTCTAACTTCAGATTCAGCAAAAGTAGCACCAACGCTACCAATTTCTGGTTTTGGCATTTTTTTGTAAATGTCTCCCCAAAAAGTTTTAACCGCAATTTCTATTTGTGAAATCGCCAACATTGCTCTTTCAACTGCCGTACGTTCTTTATCAGATAGGTGAACTTTGAAGTCTTGAATGTCCGAAGTAAAATTAAACTCCGTGTGAACCCAATATGAATGCCTGATAGCATCTACGTATTCAACTAGTTCAGGATATTCATAGGGTTTCAAATTAACCCTTTTTGCAAAAATATTAGGTCTACTTTTAGAACGGTAAATTATATACTCCTTTGCCACGTCATTCAATCCATTATCCATAAGTTTATTCTCCACCATGTCATGAATTTCATCCACGTGTGGTATATGTAGTTTATCTTCTCTGAAAAGACTCTTTTTAGTTAAACGTGCAATTTTTTCAGCCATTTCTTCGTCTACATGTCCGACGCTTTGCATAGCTTTCATTACAGCTCTTTTGATTTTTTCAGGTTCGAATAAAACTTTGTCACCGCTTCTTTTTATTACGAAACGAGTTTCTTTAAGTGACATACTTATGTTGTTTTCCATATCTAAATTTTGTTTTGGGGTTTTTATTGAATTCAAACTCTTTGGGGTTGTCTTTTTTCCATGAGTTCACGAATTCTGTTGCGATTTCTTTCTTCCTTTTGCTCTTCAAGTCCAAGGAAGGTTACACTAGACTCTGTATCTATTTCCAAGTATTCATTATCAAACTTGCAGTTTTCAAACACTATACCATCTTTTCCAACTCGGGATTTTGTAATGGCAATTGTTGCCAAGTTCATTTCTTTTTGTTGTAAAGATTTAGCTATTGATATAATAACGTGTCCTACTTGCGCTTTTTTGATCGACCCACCCATCTGGTCTGTTGTTACAACTTCACTTGAGATGGATGAACGGTTTCCTTGAGTTGCTGTCCATCCTGCGATATCCAATTCATGACACATAGCCTCGAAATGTCTCATTACAGAACCTTCAGCTTTCCATTCGTCGGAGTCTTTACCCCCACCTGCACCACTTGGTAATACACAATCAATATAATCTAAAACGATTACATCGATTTTGGTTCCCTCAGCAATTATTTTTCGTATTTGATTTTTCAATTGACTGATTGTAACAGTATCAGATGGTAGTTTTTTCAAAGTAAGACTGTTAGTAGTATTTTCTTTGATTTCTGCGACTTTAGCCATTACATCTTCCCTTCGTGATGATAAATCATCGGGTTTGATTTTTGTCCAAAGAGTGAAATGTTTTCTCTGAATAATTTTTGGATTATCTTCGAAAAAAATTTGGAGTACGTTATATCCCAAGTTGAATGCGTTGTTCGCAATTTTGGTAAGAACTGTTGTTTTACCAACACCTGTGGGTGCAAGTATTACACCAATTTCACCTTTTGCAAGTCCACCTTTCATGAGGTTATCAATACCAGGTATACCCATTGGTATTGGATGTCGGAAATCGTCCATCAACACCTCATCCAAATTCGAAAATACTGTTCCTGTACCTTGATCGACTTCACCAATTTGTAAAGCTTCTCTCACCATTTCCTCAATATCATCATAAGATTCAAAATCACCTTTGTCGATTATTTTTTGAGCCTTTGACATTACTTTCTGTAGTTCTTGTTGTTTACAGAATTTCAAGGATTTTGTTTGAACAAACTCAGCACCTTCGATTGAAGATGTTTTTATCTCTTCAATCATATCCATAACCATCTTACGAGACATGTCATTAGAAATTTCACTTTTCGCAAGCTGCTCTAAAGTATTGAAGGAGGGTGAATGTTCAAACTTGACAAAATATTCCTTAATCATTTGCATAACGATTTTGAAATATTGATTGTCAAAGTACTTTGGATCGATAACTTCAACGATAGAACGGGCGAAATTTTTATCTAATATAATTTGATTAAGTAGTTGTATTTGAAAAGTATTTCCGAGGTATCCAAAGTTCTTATCGTTAGCCATTTTTTATAAATTTAGTTGTCTGTGTGAAATATAAATACACTTAGTTCAGGGTATAATCCATGTATTCGTAAGATAAATTTTCATCTGAAAAAATGTCAGTCAAATATTTCAAAATGTTTTTTAGGTGTGGACGTACATCCACAGTATATCTCACCTTCGGAGGGTATAATTTAGCGTCGAACGCTCTATGACAAATTGTCTTATCTCCCACCTTAATATAGATATTAAACCACTCAGCTTCGTCGGTATTCGAAGTGTCAAGAACTGTCGGATCGAGGTAAATCTGTTCGAAATTATCCATCATATAAATGGTTGATTTCATTTTCAAATCAGATTGAATTACCTCACTAATTGATTTTAACAATTCGTAGAAGTCGACACTCTTATATGCCCTTTCATTGTAGTTTTTGACATTGTAATAACGTTGTACTACAAAATTGTCATTGAGAGTTAACAAGAACTCCATTTTGGTTAAATCTAGGTTTTTATCCATTTTTTATTGGTTTTTAATAAATCTTCTTTTTTCTTTTCTTGTGAGTTTCATAAAAGGGTTCACAAACTCTACCCATTGTTCGTCTTGTTTGGGAAGGTATTTGAAAATACCATCTTCAATCATTAGACGAATTAAATTCTTATACCCACGCCCCTCAGGATCCAAATCCTCACGATAGTAATCATTAACCTCAGACTTATTTTCATCCGAGAGCAAAGGTACAGATAAATCCACCAACTTTACATTACGTTCCCAAAAAAAATCACCAATTACCCCTCTCTTGGTTTTTCCTTCTAACAAATTTGTAACTGCGGTTGATGTGATATTTTTTGCCAATTCTTTCGTTTTTTCTTTCACAAAATTTATGTCTATTTTTTCTGACAAAATTTCAGGAAAAAATTTAACTAAAGTCTTAGCTCCGAGGAAATGTATCCCATCAATGTTATCGGATTTATCCCCCATAATAGTTTTATAAACTACTATGTTTTCGTGAGGAATTTCCAAGTCATCGATGTCAATTTTATCCCCGTTTTTATATAGTTGTCTTTTGATTGGAGAATAAACAGACACTTGTTCCGAAATCAATTGCGTTAAGTCTTTGTCTGATGAAAAAATGGTTTTGAATTCATCTTCAGAGATGTGACAGTAGTAGGCAATCAAGTCATCACTCTCACAACCATCTATCATAATTTGTCTTATGAATAGCTCTTCGAGGTACAACTTAACCCTTTGACGTTGCCAGTCAAACGATTCTTTTTGATATTCGTTAAGTGTCTGTTTACGATTTTGTTTGTATTCAGGAAATATGTCTTTTCGTCTTTGGGAATTGTTCTTACCGTCCCAAAATACAATCACCTTATCAAACTCATTTTCCAAAATGTGTTTGCGTAAGGTATTAATAAAATGGAACAATCCTCCAATATGTTTGGATTCATTGTAGAGTTCACGAACACCGTGAAATCCAATTTTAAACAAGTTGTCTCCGTCAACGAGAAGTGTAGTAGTCACAATTTAATTTTTATAGTTCTCCTACTTCTTTCTCCTCAACCAAATCAAAATCTCCTTCAACACCGATTATTTGTTTCCAATAATCAGAGTGTTCTTTTTTATAAGCTTCGATAGATGCTTTCTCTTCTGACGCTTCCTTACCCGCCAAAAACCCATGGGGTGTCACAATTATTTTTCCGTCCTCGTATCCTAAACCATTGATGTGATTTTTCATAACTGAGATTTTAGTACGAGTAGCAAACTTGACAGTACGTTTGTCTTTAGTTGCTGTAATTTTTGTAGTTCCAGCCCCTTTCTGATTTCCGAATAGGAATACCAAGGACGAGTTAAGCCAAACAGATTCACCACCTTTAGCTTTAATTTTGGGTTGTCCGAAAGGATTATCAGGAAGTTCAACCCATGGTTGATTCACGATAACCAAAGTATTTTCATACTTGGAGTCTGCCTTTCTTGAACCTGAAATACGTTGGTTAATACCCATACCGATTTTGTCAGATAGAGTTGCGGCATTGTGTTGTTTGCCACCCTTACCTTCGTATGTCATTTTGGAAGGAATTGAACCTATAGAATCCCAAAGGAATAACAAATCATATTCAAGTTCACCTTTTTCTTGAGCGTCCAACAAAGAGTTGATGTAATCCGTGATTTGCTCGATGTAACTGAAGTTGTTGTTGAATATAAAAAATCCGTCCCAATCGATTTCTCCTGTTTCTTCATCTACAACCTCATCACACTCAAAACCCATTAGTTGCGCATGTTCGAAACTCCATTTTTGTTCTGTAATAATGAAAACAGGAAGGATTCCTTGTTTTTGTGCACTAACAGCCGACTTGATTAGAGCCGTTGTTTTACCTGTGTCACTATGTCCTAAAAACATATTAATGTGTCCAATACCTGGACCTGGCAAACCAACAGCCTCCAAAAACTCAGGTCCACAATCAAAAAACCGTTGTGGTTTGTACTTGGCGGAAGTTGAAAACTTCTTTTTAATATCACCAAATTCTTTCTTCTTAATTGCCATAGTTGTATTTGTAGAATTCTTTAAGTGTTTCTAATTTGTCTTGGGCGTTTGCTAATTTCTCAACAAACTTATCCATTTCTTCCAAATGTTGTGGATGTTCACCAATCCCAACAGGATTTTCCATATAAACCATCAATGTGGCTTCTGACTCTGCAATTTCACTCTCATACTTTTTGATGAGAGAATCGTACATTAATTTTCTTATTTTCATTTTCTTTGTGTATAATATTAACTAAAAATGAGCATGGATACTCAGTTATTGAAGTACCCATGCTCAGGTGAATTAGAATGGTAGATCCTCATCAGGTTCTGCGTTCGCTTGTGGATCGGATACAGGAGTTTCTTCCTTTCTTCCACCACCAAGAGATAGAACCGCATCATCACCATAAACATACTTTTTCAATTCAGAATCCCACAATGGTGTTTCACCACGTGCGATTGCCTCAAGATATTCTACAGGTTTTTTTGAATACACATCAGCCCAAGTCAGCTCGTCTTCTAACCATTCTTTTTTGGTGGAAACATCGTTATGAAGTGAACTCGGATCGTCATACATAATTGTTTGTACAACGGTATATTCTTTACCTGCGGGTGTTTTGCTTTTTGACAGTTCGATAATCAAATCACGTCCGTTCTCGGCATCCGTGATATCACCCTTTTGTTTCCAAATTGGAATAATTTTATCCAAGATACCTTCTTGCTTGTAATTGTCTTTGAATCTCCAAAACTTTGGTCCGTCTTGTTCGTTATCTCTATCAACAACTTTTACAATATAGAATTTACGTGACTTGTACTGTCGAGCCAATTCTTTATCAGAATCTTTTCCTGTTGACATAAGAGTCTCATAAACTTCACTCAAAGGTGATCGTTCGTTATCATTTTTTCCTGGATCGTAAAACTTTTGCCATTGTCCATTCACCTGTACTTCATGATACCATACTTCTTTGAATGGTGAACTACCGTCTGTGGTTGGTAGGATTCGAATCCGACGTGAAGCCGACTTCTGATTTTTATCCAAGATAGTTGTGAAGTATCTTTTCATTCTCTCTTCTTGAGACATACGGTTACCCCCGTTTGAGGAACCTGACGTGTTCTTTTCATACTGTGAAAGAACCGCGTCTAAAACTGAATTTGACATAATTTTGGTTTTTAATTGTTCTTGTTAATACTCGATTACTCTGTTGATAAATGATAGGAAAAAAATAAATAAAATCAAACTTGTGTAAAAAAATAAACCCCCTTAGTAGGGGGTTATTTTAGAAACTTGGGTTATTTTTAGGGATAGGTCCGAAAGTATCTCTTATTGAGTTGTCCGAAAAGTTTTTCACTTCATCTGCCGTTAAAACATACTCATGTTTACCTGACTTTTCCATCTCGGGTTGTTTGTCAACAAAAAAGTCTGTGAGTTTTTGATTATAAGGATATGAATCCAAACTTCTCAAATGTAATCTTTCTTCGGGAGTTTTTTCTCTATATTTTTCAATCTTCTGCTCCAAAGAATTAATCTTATCGAAAATCTTGTCCATTTCCCCCAACTTATTTGTTAAGTCCTCCAGTTTACCAAACAAGTTACTCATGTATTCATCTTGTTTAGTTGCTACTTCATTTTGTTTGTTTACCAAATCAGTGATATCCAACTCTTCAGTTTCACTTTCAGTTTCGGTACCACCTTCATCACCAATTACTTCGACTTCAGGATCACTGGCAACATCAACAGGTTCTGCAACCTCTTCAGCTCCAGCGTCCGGCAAATCATTAGTTGCTGGTGTTTCGTCCGCACCACCAGCTAAATCTGCTAAAGGATCAGCTTGTTCGGTGATGTATGAATTGATTTGATTGTATCTATTCAATTCTTCCAATATTTTTTTCTCTACTCCCATTTTGTATTTTTTTTAACCGTTCAAAAGAGTTTTAACTCCGTGTGGTGTTTCAACTTTCAACGTTCTGTTTAGTTTCATCGTATTGTCGACTCTTTCTATCAAACCATCTTTCATTCTGACAGTGTAACAATCACCTGTGTCCAAGTCACAAACTTCTTTGTAACCATTTCCACTTTCTTTTTCTACTATTCTCGAGTCCTTTTGTAGATAGTCGTCGAGTAATTTTTTTATGTTTGACATAAGTTTTTTTATTATAAATATATTCTAAGAAGTCTTTTTACGGAATTAAACACTCAAAACCCATTCCCCATTAACTTGTGTTAAGGTTGCGCTACCTAGAACTAAATCTTGGGGAATTTCAATTTCCGCACTTACACCCTCAAATACAGTTTCATCCCATGGTGTTATTTCCCATTCCGGTTGAGCATTTGACAAGGTGAAAGTTCCATCCCCTAAGTTTACAAAACTTTCATCTCCATTTATGAAGACTACTTCGTTGTTAGATTTTTTGAATACAAAGTTTGCCATATCTTTTTATTTATAAATATTTCCCTTAATCCAATAGTCCGTAATTTTTGGCTACCTTAATTAAGTTTTCAAACTTTGTTTGGAATCTATCCGCCTTAGTTCCGTAAGTATCGTATGGTGGTTCAATATCCTTCTGATTCTTGAACGTTTCCCAATTATCAGATAATCTATACCAAGAAGTCATCCAGTTTCTTATAATATTTGTCGCAAGAATTTTTTGTCCTGGAGGTGTTGTTGGATTACCAGATGGTACTTTGTTTTTGAATTTGGAAACAACTATGGATATTGACTTGTTCAATTCTTTGAAAGACGCTAATGGTCGTGATACCTGCCCACTTGATGTTGTAATGTTCAAACAAATGAACCCATTCAAATCATCTCTTTGTATCGATCCCCATGAACCATCTATGTATACACCCGCAACGTTCTTGTTTGGAATTCTGAACTGTTGTAGATTTCCGTTGTTATAACCACCTTGTTCTTGTGCAATGACACAAAACGCCATAAGTCTTTTGTTCTGATATGACGCCTCACTTGTAGGTATTAATGCCTTTATTTCTGAAATGATTGTTCCAATACTTACAGTTTCCGTGTTGAAAGTGGTTCCACTTAACCCACTATATTTTGAAGCGACGTTACATCCAACACCCAAAGTACTTCGTTGGGTATTCCAACTATGTTGCCCACCCAATTCTTCCTCTTTTTGACGTTCTTGTTCTCTAAGTTTTTCAGACTCTGCTTGTTGTCTTTGTCTTTCTTCTTCTTGTTTTTGATTATCGATTTGTTTTAATTTTTCACGGTAAGTACTCAGTAAGTTTTTGTTAACGCTTGTGACTAACTTATCAATGTCAGGTAGTGCAAATAAAGGTATACGTGTACCGTTGAATGATGTATCGAACGAACCACCAGCAGTTATGTCATGTGTCACGTCAGTAATCAAATATGCACCTTCGAACATTGGTACGTGTCTAAGGTTGAAATACATCGTAGGTTGAATCATTACGTTACCCATCGAACTAACACCACAAGTATAACTTCTTGTTCTATATAAGTTGAACAATGATGTTGATTGTTGAGCCGCCTTCTGTCCTGATGCCACTTGAGCCAAACCTGAAAGTATAGAAAAACTTTCTGAGGTGTTTCTATATTGGCTTTGGTCTAAAGAAACCGATTTGAACATGTTTTGATTTCGTGTTCCAAAATCAACCGCAAATCCCACAACTTTATTACTTTTTCCCCAATCTGTTTTGTTTTGTTGATTTTCTGATAGTGTGTTTTTTGTGGGGTTACCTAAATCACTACCGTCACCACGGAATCTGTAATCGACGTTTTGATTCATTTCCAAATGTTCCGATGGTTTCCCGACATAATAACATAAAAACTTTGGGCGAGAATCTTGATAATCAACATCTAAATAAGTACCAAAAGCCGAACTCGCAATGTCATAGTTGATTGGACTATTTTTACTGCCGACTTCTTGTATTCCGTAAAAATTTACGTAAGATGGGAGTGCCATAAAATACATACCCGCTTCCTTGATAAGCGTGTTTATCAAAGTTAATAATCCACTCTCACCATTGTTTGGATTTGCCACAATATTTTTTACGTCTTCCAAATCAACGACTATCTTATCTCCGATATCACGGTTAGCTCTATCCATAAACAAGAAGTCTTCGAAAATTGTCTTCGTTTGAAAATCTCCACCAGCTATCCATCTATCATTCAAAGTTTTGAATGTATAATAAAGTTGCTGTTGTGTAGCTTTACCATCAAGAGTTGGTGGCTCAACTTGGGTTTGTATATTAATAGTTGGTAACTTTTTATTTAGTGAAGTAAAAATTTGATTCAAAATGTTATTTTGAAACTCTGTAGTTCCCGAAAGATATGTTCCGAATTCCTGTTGGAATTCTGTACTGAAAGCTGAGGTTGGACTGGTTTCTTCTAACTTTCGACTTGCATAGATTTTTATCAATCCTGCGCAGTTTTCTATGTTACCAACAGAAAAAGATATGTTGTTATCAATAAAAAAATCGGTTATATAACTACCCGTATTTTTGTATTGTAATTCGGGTATTGTGGAGAATCCCACGGTAGTATATAACTTTTCCCATTCTTCAGGATACTGAGTCTGACTTTGTACTAATGTGGTTGTACCATCTGAAGAGGGAAGACTACCGGGTAAATAACTTCCAAACAGATACGGGTCTGTTGGTTTTTCTGTCAACCTGAATGAGTTCCAAATTCTCCTGTTGTATAAACTCGGGTTACCCAATTTCAACAATACCCTAAAATTTAAAAATCCATCAATTATGGAAGTAATCTTTTTCTGTTGAGCATCTGCAAGGACTGCCGCTCTTTGATTCTGATCTTCTGGTAAATCACCAGTCTCAACCAAGAACAATTCTTTAAGTAGTAATCCGAAGTTTTGATATTTTAATTGTTGCTCTACCAAATCAGAATTATTATCAACTTCAAAATATCCGTTCTCAACATTCAAACTTGATGTTACATTCTGTTGAGCTTTACTAAAATCTAAAAACTTACTTTCAAAAATATCCAAAACATCTTTTGGAAAAACTCCAAATATATCCTCGAGATAATCATACTCTCCTTTAGAATTAAAATTGAAGGAATTTTGATATTTGCTCTGTGTAATATTTTTGAAGTACATATCGGGTTGTGGTAAAGGACTCCCCGACATATTCAAATAACCAAAGTTCGGAGCTCCCCAATAGCTACGAATACTACCATTATATACTGAAGTATTACCTGTTACTTCTAAAATTTGCAAACCTGTACCTTGTTCAAAACACTCGTAAAGGGTTTCATTAATTGGTATACCCCCCGAAGATGGAATTAACAAATAACTTCCTGTCGATCCTGTAGATGTCTCTTGGATTGAACCAAAGTCATTGTTATTTTCTAATTCAACATATTGATACCAATTGTTTACTGTTAGAGTTCTCCCTGTGTTGGTTTGAGAATATCCTTGCAGTTTTCTGATAACTGAATTTGAATTTTTAGCAAATATCAAACCGTTTTGATTTGCAGCTAAAAAGTCTTGATTCGTGTAACCTGTCAGTATAGAAGATTGAGACAAAGAATAATAAAAGTCTTCAATAAACTTTGGATACACTCCCAAGTCCATGATTGAATAGGTTTGTCCCGTTGTAGGCGCCTGGTTCAATTCCATGACAATTTGAGTCGTGGTTATACCTGTACCACCCGACCATGGAATTTCATATGTTTTTGTCTTTGCACTGGTAACGGGATCATACAGCTCAGCATAATCAACAGTTTGGGATATTCCACTTACAACATCAACCCCTGTTTCCTTCCAAGTTTTGTATCGGTGCCAAAGTGAACCGTATTTCAAAACAAAAGGATAGGGTAGAGAGTGAATTGAAGAAAACTTATTCAACGTAGCATAGATGTAATCGAGCTCGGTTGCTAAATTGTTTTCGAAGGTTTTGTATTTTTCTCTTAAACCCGAGATTGGTAAAGAGTTCAAAAACAAGTACGCAGAGCTAACCCAAGGGTATTGTGTTGAATTTCTAAGTTTGTCACTCGCATCACTTATCGAGTTTACAAAGAATGGAGTATTCAACATTGATGTGAATTTTTCACTCACTTGTGTAGTTGCAGCTGTAAATGTATACTGTCCAACAGTAACTTGTAACCCATAGTCGTCTGCTTTTGGTACCGAAAAATTACCTTCAACTAAATCGTAATATGTTGTCACTTGTTCTCGGGTTGTCACGTTGTTGGTAAAGATGGCACACTTATCCAATTTCAACCATGAATTATAAGTTAACATAGAGGGTACCACTGTAGGATCACTTTCAAAATTTGCAATCAATTTTTTTCTTGCATTAAACTTGAGTGTCCGTGTTGTGTTATTCGTATCAACCGCACTTCCAATTGTCGATAATCCTTGTAGGTTATTTTTTACCCAAGTTGTGTTAGTGAATGGATATTTACTGTCAAACTTAAAGTTCTTACTGAAAGACGAAGAAAGAAGTTCTGATATTTTTTTAACACTTTCTTCGTTGTCAGGTACTATTATAGATTTTGAATCTACCGTTTGTGAATTGTAGATTTGATTCGGGTTTTCCACAAACTCTTGTATATAAGGTGTGGTGAAAATGTCCCTTTCATATTGTTGATAACTTATACCAGTACCTTCATTACTAAATTGTCGCAAAACTTCCAAGAAATTTTGTGAGGTAAATTTATAATTTTTGAGTAATTGTTTGGTATCAAAGTTGTCCAAATTATTTAGAATATTCAATGTTTCTAAATCTGCAAATGATTTGAAAATTTCAAACTTGTCTTCAGTTCCGAAATTAATATTGTTGTAGTAGGCAATTAGATAACTTCTTTCAAAAATTTCATATAAATTATTGACAATAGCCGAAGTCTTGTATGGTGTCTGATTCAGTGGGAACTCCAAAGACGTTACAGGTACAAACGTAGCACTAATAGCAGGATTGCCATAATCATTGTCTGTTTTAGCTACTGTTGTGCGTTGTGAGGCTCTGATAAATTCTTCTGTAAATTCTATTTCAGGCCACACATCCGATAGATAACCCTGGGTTGAGGATATACTGTCCACGTCACCAGGGTATTTTTCAACATAGAATTCGTTTCCTTGTGAATCTCTTTCGAGTTCGAAATACTGAGGCCACGGATAAACAAAATCCAGTCCTTGAGTGTTTGTCTGTAAACTTTGTTTTGTGTCTGTTCCGATTCCGCTTGTGTTGGAGTTGATGATTGAATTCAACCTTACAGGATTTTGTCTTTGGTTCCACGCGTTTCGGTGTATATCATCCATTAACGATAAAAACGCATCGGCACTGGCGACTATAATAGCAACCACATTACGAACTGAAGGATAAAACCCTAATCCTTGATCTGAAGATATTTTTTTTGCCAATCTTTCAGACATTAGTAATTCTACCTTTTGTTTTTTTGGTAAAAAATCCTGTAGTATTTTATTAATTTTGAAATAAAAACTGTTTAGGGTATAACTACCGGGAATTGCCGTGTCTCCGAAAATAAAAAACTGTGGTTCAGTTTCTACAGGTTCACCGTTTTCATCTAACTTATTTGTTAGTAAAAGTATGTTAGCCTCCTCAGTTAATTTAAAAGCAATTATTTGGGTTGTAGAACCCGATACTCTGAAACGTTGTTGGTATGTTTTTTCCCAATCAATATTGTCTTTGTCAAAAGTTTTGTAAAAATCTTTGTAATCAATATCATTTATCACTTCAGTGACTATTCTTTCTCCGTCAATTGTGAAATTACCATCGTTTCCGAAAGTTTTGTTTTCAGCTAACTTCTTATTGTTTTGTGAAATGTATAAGTCTTTGAGTTCAGATCTCGCGGTGTTTTTTTGATCTTCGGTTATCTCTTGTTTGAATTTGTAATATCTTGTTTGTCCGTCTTTGCTGACGTAAAAATTAAATCCATCCATGTATTTACCAAACCATGACTGATTACCAACCCCAACTATTTGATTTTTATATGTTTGAATTTGTTTTTCATACTCAACAATATCATTCAAGACACTCATATCTTGTTCACCGTACTGTTTAACTATGATGTTTTGGAAATTCTCATATCGTGAAATCATTTCCTCAATTGTCAACCTTGGGAAATTTTCAGGTATTAAATTTTTTGATTCGTACAAATCATAAACTTCAAACAACTTTTGCATACCTCGTGTAGTTTGGGTATTTGATACCGTTGTTGTTTTACTCTCACTCGGCTCAGTAATTTCGGTTTCAGAATTGACAGTAATCGGGAACATTTTAGGTAATGTCACCAATTGTGATAAATTAATATCATACAAAAGTTGTGTCGTTCTTCCTATAAATTTCAGACTAACTTTGTAACTTCCGTCATTCGGATCGAATCTTGTGTTGAAGGATAATAAATTTAATTGATATTGTACCGCTTTACCATAATATCCCTTGATTGTCAATGTAAAAATTGGGTATGGTAATTGAAAAAAAGCAGAGTAAATCGAGTTTTCACCCTGTTCGAATAATGTGCGTCCTTGTACGTCTACAAGTTCGATATCTACTTGGGGAACCTGAGCAGTAGTATTTCTAATTTTGATACTTTTGATTCCAAGGGTTTGATTATCGTTTTGATTGACAACAGTCCTGTTAATTACTTGTTGATTATTCGAATCAATTCTTGTGTTAGTTTTAATCTGATTCTGCCCTTGTTGTTTGAGTGAATTTTCACCCGTAATGTAGTCAGCCCATGAACTGTCAAGAAACCCCTTTTGTCCTGGATTTAAAAAATTTATATTCATGTTCGCAATCGGAACATTATATATAGACTCCTCGAGAGTGACACCATTAGCCAATTTAGTTCGTGGCAAAAATTTTGCTTCTAAATTGGCATACATTACTAAGTTCTCCTGTTGAACATTTCTTTCTTCAAATTTACCATCAGGAGTTACAATCTTATTGGGATCGATAAGGAGTATGTTATTGTAGTCAGTTTCTACCGCAATTTTTTCTTCAGCATAGAACTTTCTACCGAAAATGTTATCTGCCATAATATAAGAAATGATTATCTACCGCCGCTTTATAGTCTTGAAGAGAGGAAATGAGGGGGAATGGAATTACCACTAATGAACCATCTGGAATGTCCCATTCTTCTGTTCCAAATTCGGGATTTGCAACCATTATTAACCATCCAAAATATGGTGAACCATAAAAGTCTTGACTTAATTTGTCTAACCTTGATTTACCTGTTCTGTATACTGTTCGTTTGTCTGTTGTTTTTGCAGGTAAAGTCACATACGGAACTACTGTTTGTTCCCCGTTGACAAGAAAATATTGATATCTATTAAAGTACGCCATTAGTTAAAGACTTTTTTACCCAAGAAACTAGTCTTGTCATTATTCAAGTTAGTTGTTTTATAGATGTTAGTAAATCTAGTTTTTACTACATTTGTTGGACTACCAACGGTTCCATAATCAAAGTCACGGGTTTTACCCAAGGGGTATGGTAGATATGTCCCCCAATTCGGTTCATAGTAATTAGTCCTAAATTCCTCGAATATTTGATTACTCGCATCTTTCGAAACTTGGTAGTAATTTTTCAGTTCATTTGTACCGGCGGTTACCTCATCAGTCCATGTGTTAAACTGTGACAAATTACCCAAAACTGAAGTAATAAACTCTTGAGTGTTCGACAATATTTCATTCGAAAAAATCATGTAAAATCTTTTGTCAGCATCGGTGCTAATGTCGGTACTAAACGTATTCAAACTTGAAATTGCAAAACTACCGGTTTGGATAATACCACTTGTCCCCAAATTATCATAAAAATCTTTCAAATCAGTTCCTACTGTCAAGTAGTCTTCTTTGAGTTCCAAATCTGTCGTTGATTGTGTTGCGGGTTGTGTTACTCCAGTGGTACCTGTCAATGCGTATATATTTGGTTTGTTGTCCTTAACATATCCGTCAAATAAACTCGCAGGTGAAAGTGAAGTATCGTAGGCAACAAAATCAAGTTTGGACATCAGATTTATCAAATCCAACTGTGATTTTGTTATTTCATTTGTTGCGGTTGATATTTCTGTCAAAAAATTATTCTTTTTAGCCGCAATTTTTGACTTCATCTGTTCTTTGAACTGTTTCTTACCACTTTCTGTTAAATTTTTAGGTTTAACAAACTTAATCAAAGGTGATGTGTCGTTATCTACATCAGATATTGCATCACGAAATATATCATCCAATTTTGATTGAATCTTATCTGATTTACCATACAAATTCGTGTCAAAGGAATTCCCTCCAAATTGCATTATCTTTCCATTTTGATAATTTCTTTCTGAGGTTGATATCATCAAGACTCCATAGTTATAAGAACCATTAATAGATTCCAATTTATTAACCACAGAGTCTGTGTATTTCTTTGTTAAATCAACTAAATCATCCATACGTTGCTTGTATGAAATAGTACCCGTTTGTCCTGTTTCGCTTGTTCTTGTGGTTTTAATATCACCAATAGTGACACCGGCATCATTCGACGATTGAGTTGTCGGAGGTCCGATTAATCCTTGAGATACAAGTGAATCATATACTTGTTTGTCAAACACACTTGTGTCTTCTGTAACTTCAGCCCTATCATCATACATTTCAGTGTTAGCGTAGTAATTAAACGAAAGAGCGTTTTGTAACTTTTGAATCGGAGCTGCCAATCCTTGTCCGCCGATGAAATCAAAGTTGATCTGTACATCTGCAATCATAGGTTGTACACCAATTCCCTCAGGATTAATATCGAAAACTAAAGGATCATATCTGAATGAAATAGAACCAATTACAATCTTTGAATGATAGAAATCACCTATTCTTAATACACAAACAGGTGGCGCACCAAACGATGTATTTATAGCATCGTTTTGTATTAGTTGCCCATTAGGTCCTATCGTTGGTATTGTATCACCAGGTCTTACACATTGATTCAAAAAAGTTAGTCTACTATTTAATCCCTCAGGTGTCATTGAGTGAAAAGCTGGTTGAAAAAATTTCAATTTATCTTTTAGTGAATCATACACCATTGGGTTTTCAGACTTCATGACTTGAAAATAGTCTGACTCGTTCAAAAGTCTTTTCAATATTTTCTTAGCCAAGTTTGTGTAATTCGGATTGGTTGTTTGTTGTACACTAGTACTATTTGTAGTTCCTTCTGCGTTAGACTGTCTTGTTTGTGTTCTTGGACTGTTCTGAGCTTCTTGTTCCTCTTGTTGTGGATTCGAAGGGTTAGGAGATTCATTTATTTTAGTAATAACAACTCTTCTACAACCTACACTTGAAATATTGTATTGTCCAGATGTTGTCGTATCACACCCAACCCCACTTTCGTTTGTGCTTGTTGCACCAATTGGATTGTCTTCAAATCTTAACCTATCGGCATATTTTGAAATTTTCTTGTTGTCACCAAAACTGTAATTTAAAATGAAGTTTTTTACCGCTTCTATTCTACGTTTACTGATAGACATATTAGCTTCAGGAGACGCACTATTATCTGTTTGTCCCAATAATGTTAATGTTACTGTAACATTTTGTTCTAAATCTTCATAGAGTTTTGGTAAAAATTCACTCACATATGAATTGAATTTTTGATCTGAAATGTTTGTAGTAAAGAAATCTCCTATTTGTGTCGAACCTGTTCCGTTCGCAGCTTCGTAGGAACCTTTTTCAGACTTGTATGAACTAAAGGCGGTATCGAAAGACTCTGAAGTTGTATTTACACCAGCACCTCCATTGGGAACATTTTCGTCAAAGTAAAAAGATAAGTTTTGAAAATTTTGTAGTATCGGATTGAATCCACTTGCAGCGTTATTTTGTGAGGCGTTACCATCCGCACCCGTCTGACTGTTTTGGAACTCGGGAGCCACATCATTTAAGTTTTTAGTCTCTGAAAGAATTTCTTCCAACTCTTTTCTCGAAAAACTTGGGAATCTTTGGGCTAATTCATATATATCATACTTCAGGCAACCCGCCATGAAAGATTCAACTATCGCATTTAATTCTTGTTGTGACTGCGGTTTAGTGAGAATCTTATTCACGATCACGTTCAATATCGAAGGGTGATCAACAACAATTTTCCAACTCAAACTTCCACTTCTTTTGGTACTATTGTATGTGTATATTGGCTCAGGTCTACCTAAAAACACATTCTCATCCCATCGAGCCGTGTTAGTTTCATCGAATGAAATGTCATATGGTGGGAACCACATAACTCTTCCACCATTTGGACCTCTTTCACTTATTGGTAAATCATTTACAGTAAATCCTGGTTTGTTAGAAGTTCTCCACGCCAAATTTTCGATAGAGAACATATATTTTTTTGCATTACCGTTTTCTCCTCCGATTAGGTTGGAAGAATCTTGTCCACCCTCTCTCGAGTTTGGGGCAATGTTCAAATTGAAGGTAGAATCTAAAACAGAGTTTGTAAATTTACGGATGTTACCATCTGTCTTCTGTAAATCATTAAAGGTATAGTATGGAGTATCTTTGGTAAAAACTCTACAATATTCTTCACCACGAATTGCACCATTTTCATCTACATACTTAATTACTCTTGAACCCTTTGTCATTTCTTTGTATCCATCGTTGAATACTTTTGAAACTTGATCGATTGCATTACCCACATGGTATAGTCTTCCACCATTGTTTGGAACTGCCTCAATAATTCTTTGGGTATCGTCCAAGATTGAACCTCTTGTGAAATCATAGTTTGTAGATTCCGTCCTGTTGTACTGTGCTGAAATCCCATCGAAGTCAGTATCTTGTCCATAAACCTCAGCTCCTTTTCCAACTTTGAAACCGGCATTACCTTTGAACTTGGGGGACACCCATGTGAATCCACCTTGTACACCGAAACCATCTATAGCCGCACTGGTGTTCAATCCGAATTGGAAATCTTTTTCGGGTCCTTCATAGAGTTTACCCATTTCTGTGTAATCCCTAACCGCCATTTGAATGTTATTTCCGTATTCGTCTTTTGGTAACTCGTCTTGTGGGTATAGAATGTTACTCAAGTCATTAGCTCTCGAACCTATGTAATAGTTTCCAAGAGGTGCTAATAAATTAAGTTCATTTATGAAATTAGTTTTATAGTCAGGACGGAACTTACTATAACTTATGTTTTTAAATAGTCTACTTTTTTGTCCTCCACCTGTATTGGCTAAGAAAATATCAGAACCTGTTTTCTTTTCAGGAAGTAATTTTTTTGTCGCGCCAAATACAGATGCAATATTGTTGATGGCTTGATTCAAACCACTAACTTTGGGTTCCAATCTGAAATAATCGCCCGGTATCCATGAGTAAGGTGCATATACACCTGTTACTCTTGATATAAAATCTAAACCTTTTCCGATTAAAGTATCAGGTACACTGATATGCCAATCAGGTTCTATAATAGTCCTCGCTCCAACCGCAATACCGAGTAAGTCGAAAGCATCCGCGCTATTATCAAACGCATTTGCCCTTCCTAACGTTTGTTGATACGTCTCTTGAGCAACTCGATTTATGAATTCGTTTCTAAGTGTTTGTGCACCTATTTGTGCCAAAGCAGAGTCTTGTGAAAGTAATCCATTAGTCCCTGTAGGATCTTGTTGTAGTAAAATTTGAGCAGGATTATAATGAGAAGCCACAAACTTGTAGTAAGCCTCTCTTGTACCAATGGTTCTTTGTATATCAACGATGTCAATTAAATCTCCATATCCTCCCTCAGGTCCGTACACGTTTTGTAAGAAAGCATCTGTCTGTGACTGATCACTTGTCCTGTTTGGTTGACTACTGTATGAACGATACGGACCTAGATTCGAAGCTAACAGATTATTCTGATTAATTATAACGGTATCACCATAACCGTTATTTGTTAAACCTGGTCCATATTTGTTAAGTTTGTATAAATCCCTCTCTTGAGCATCTCCTATTATTTCTACTGAAGGAGAGTCAATTACTGATGATGTATTAAGAATAATAGACGATGTCCCCTGATTCGTATTAATGGGGGAAAAAGAACCCGGAACTGTGTAAGGAGTTAAGTTCCTTACAAGTAAGTCGTTTCTGAAGTTTTGTGTCGCGGCAAACGATAATGGACTTGGCATCTATTTCCTTTTATTGATAAATAGATTTATGTGTTATTTTTTAAACTAATTGTTTTTTCAAAGAATCCTCTAATTCTTGTTGAATTTTGTTTTTCAAAGCAACTATAAAGTCTGAGTCTTCAAACAAGTCTCTAGAAATTCTACTTGTCGTAGGTAATCCAGTGATAGCAATTGAGCCGTTAACACTATGTTGTATATTCAAGTTGTCCATTTGAACTTGTATGTTTTTAGTCGAGTCTAGCAAAAGTGGGGATACTGATGCGTTTTTTATTTCATTGGTTTGGACTTCTAATTGCTTCGATAACAATTGGAAAGGATCATTTTGATATCCGAGTTCGTTCAATCCAAGATTAGTTCCGGCAATTAATTCATCATCTTCCCTCAAGGAAAAAGTCCCTGCTGGACTTACCACAGCCTTTTCCATATTTTTTGGTAAGTAAACGTCACCTCCTTGGATGGCAGTTGCAGTGCGAACCGCTTGTTCCGATGCTGCAATAGCACCTTCAGCGCCTACTTTAGCAGCATTTAGTGCTGCGTTGGAAAGTGAACTTCCAATTTTCGCAACTTTTTCGTAATTATCATCTACGAACTCACCAATTTGCTTTGTATAATCTTCTATTTTGGTTAAGAAATCTCCTACCTTACTACCCCTCCCTTCTGCTGCCATTATAACAACAGCATCTCGTATTGTTCTAACGTTAATTTCATTTTTTGTTGATATTGCAAGTTGCTCTTGTGCGATATCTCTGTCACTTTTTTGTTGTGAGGCTTGAAACTCAGCCAAAGCAATTTGTTCATCAGTACCTTTCTGAAATAAAGCAGCAAAATTCGTCACACCCTGTTCGAATCCCGGTAGACGTAAGTCGACTTTTCCTCCGGGTCCTATCTCGGCTAAAGATGCAATAACTTGTTGTTGTTCTTTACTTAAGTTTGAAAATCCTTGTAGAGGTTGTAATCTTGATAAAATTTCCGACTCTCGTCTATACTTAATAGACTTATCTACCAAATCATTATAATCCATACCCAACGCATCTGCTTGAGCCCTTAACCTCCTCATTTCTGTACCTGTCAGTTTGAAATCCCCTGTTTGTTCATTGAATGTTACTGATGCAGCCGCAGCTTGTCCGATTGCCTCCTGTAACCCCTCCACATCATTCTCCGCCATGTACATCAGTTTGAATGGATCGGCTAAGTCACCAACGGCACCTCCTAAAACTTGCATATTTGCCGCTAACTCAATCGCCTTTTCCGGATCGAATAGTCTGTCCGCTAATCCTGTAATTCCTTTGAATTCAACTCGTAACGCTTGAGAACGAGCCACCATTTTACTTAATCCATCGATACCGTTTCTAAATCCATAAGCCGCTGCGGTTTTGATATTTTCACCTATCGTTTTTATGAATTGTCCAGCATTTATACCAAATTTTGCTGCCGTCTGTCGTAATTTTTCAGATTCTTTTTGAGACTGAGCAATACTCAAACCTAAATCCATAAAATTAGCAACCAACTTTGCCGATTCCGCAACGGATAAACCAGTTGCTTTAGAAAACTCAATTGTTTTGGTTAAAATATCCTCGTTGAGGATTACACTCTTCCCTAACTCTGTATTAATTGTGGAGTACGCATCAGTTGCATCTTGAATAGTTCCTCCGATTTGAAGTGTTTTGTTCAAAGTTTTTGTCAAAACTTGTGAAATACCTCTATCGTAACCCGAAATACCATTAAGTAATGTTTTATTTAACGTTGCCGCCTTTCCTTGGATATCTTCGAATTGTTTGATTACATTGTCACCTAAGGTTGTACCATATTCTTTAATTGCATCCTGAATGTCCTTGTAAGTACCTAAGACACCCTTCGCTGTTGCTCCTAAATCTCCACCCGTGGTTTGACTGTTGTCTTGTGTTTGAAACATTTTTTAATTATTTTTTGGATGTAATTTTTTGGTGTAACTTACTAATATCGTTGTTTTCGTTATCGGGAAGTAGACTATACAGTTTATGGATTTTCTTCAACATTTCACCAGTGACTCTTTTAATTTTGTTTTCTTCAAACTTGTAAAAATCTAAAGGACGATTTTGAAACTTAGACACATCACTTATGTGTTGTAATAAAACTTTCTCTTTGTTTCCACTGAAACCCATAATTCTTTCTATGAAATTCGAACTCATCGCATCAGAGAATGCTTCTATATCTGTGTTGACAAAATTTACATACCAAAGCGTCAGTATTTCATTTACCATTTCATTTTCTGACATTTGTGAATAATCAATATCAACTTTGTCTAAAATTTCCTTAACCCTTTCAATGTAATTTTCTTTTATATCTTCCTTAAGTTTTTCAGTCGAAAAATTTCTGTATTGTTTCAAATCTTGATAGGTTTTGTTGTCCAAGAGGAAATTTAAAAATTCTCTTTTGGGAACTTTGTTATCTTCTAATTGAGACAATACTTCAGTAGTCCTGACTAAATTCTCCACTACATGAGTGTAGTAAATAATATGGGCAAATTCGTCTAATGGGTTGATACGAAAACGGGGAACTGACTGAGCGGCTATGTACCTTGTTCTTGGCTTAAGGTATTCCCATTTTTTCTTTTTGTCGTCATATAGGTGTTTAAGTTCGTGGGAAAATGAAGATGTTAGTTTAATTTTATCCTTACGAATGTAATTATACAAATCCTGAATATCCCATATTTCAGGTGTAACAATTTTAACGCTAATCCTTGGATTTGTTACGTCCGTTATAATCTTTCCCCTGTAGGGTTTCTTTTCTGTTGGTTTTTTCGATCGTGAATTAATACCCATTGAAATAAAATCAATTTCATTAACCACTTCCAAAGGAATAATTTGTAATTCGATGTTTACCCTGTCTATGTCATATTCTCCTACTTTCATATCAGAGTCCGATTTAATCACAAAATTATAAGTTTCCGAGTCATTTGTGTGCTTAACTTCGTTAAAAACGAATTTCGCAAATTCATTATATAGTTTGCGGGCGGAGTCTAAAATGTTGGGTGGCACGCCTAGTACTTCGAGTAACACATCTTTCATAGACTATAAATACCTAAATTAATCTTTTGGTGTCATATCTTCAATCAATTTATTGATGAAGTATTTTCTCTCAAATGTTGGTAATTTTAATAAATCTTGATAAGACAGATGTACATACTTGGACAAATAGTAAAATTCGTCCATCAAATTTTTCTTATAATCAGAAGAAAGGACGAAAAAATTCAGCCCCGAAGGCGATGTTCACATCTACCTTTTCTCCTGACGGGGCTGTAACGATCCTTTTGAGATCCAATTTAGGTTCACACAGTTGTACTTCGGCTCTTAAATACTTTGAGTCCACAATTGGCATGTTTTGTATCTGCATGGAAATTTTTTCTTTGTCCCTTGATCCATCCATTTCGACTATTTGCATTTCGAGTCTTTTTGTAACAATTGGTACTGTCATCCCTTCAGGGTATCCTTCACTTAACTTATCTAAAGTTTCTAAGTCCGACATGTTCATAAGTCTCATCAATACCTTGTGTCCTGCTCTTGGGGTAATAAACTCGAACAATCCTTCAGGGTTTGGTTGATACTTAGGAGGTATGATATTCAATTCTTCAAGAAGGATAGTTTTTTCAAATTCTCTGCCAGTTTGAGGGTCTTTAAGTTTGAAAATATAGTCAGAACCGAATGAAGTGTTTCTCAGGAAAATCAGTATAGCCTGAATGTCACATTCCAACAATTCGTCAACCATCATATCAGGTTCGTATATTTTGTTTTTCAACAGTGTCTTTACCACACCTTGTGTACGTATTGTTGATGATAGTAAAATGTTTTCGTCTTGAGCCGTCAAGTAACCAATCTTGAGTGCTTGTTTTTTGTTTTTGTAAAAAATTCCCTTCGAGGGAAGTGGTACCACATCATGTGGTAAGTTAAAATCCATTTGTCCGTAGTGTGTTGTATTTTCCATAATAAAAAAACCATAGAGTTTCCCCTATGGTTAAATATAAAGTCAAGAAAATTTTTGTAAATTATTAGTAAACCAAAATACATCTATCAGGACGAAGAGTCGCTGTGATTGTTGCAAGTGCGTCGTCACTATAACCCAAACTATCGAAGTTCACGTCCGTTAAGAAGGTTCCCTGTAAAATCCATTTTTCTACCGCAACACCTGTAGGATCTAAAAGTTCTAAGTCGATATCTTTCTTGTAACCCGCAGCGTAACCCATTCTTCCGGTTACTGATTCAGCGTGTAATCTCACCCACTCCATCAAAGCTTGAGCTGCTGATGGACCGATTGGATCTCTGAATGTTACGTTAATTGTGTTCCAAACGAATCTACCAGCCACGTATGTTGATGTATTCAAGAAAGGAATTTCAACAGGAGTATTACTCCAGTTAGGACGGCTTGTAGATTCTACATACCAAGAGTTGATGCCCAACGATGACGGAAAAGTTAGAATAAATCTATTCTTTCTTTTTGGTTCATACTGAAAAGGCATTTTCATTAATAAGTCTGCCATGGTTTACTTGTTTTTGTTTTTCTTGTTTTATTTTTAATATAAATACACGTTAAAATTTTTTTTACTTTACTTTTAATTCAGTAAAACCTAATCATTGCATGTAGTTTATACTTCTTTTTTTTCTCCGCCTTTAGTTAAATAAGTTCTAACTGGTTTATCTTCATATTCAGAATCTATAAATTGCTTTATTTTTTCTATATTTCTTGGATCATCATCTGAAAATCCTATTTCCGGTACAAATCTATTACTAACATCATTTTTGAAATAAGCCTTTTTACCGATTTCTTCTGCCATATTTTTTACGTCAGTAATAAATTTTCTTAAAGCTTTGATTTTTCCTTCTTCAGGGTTTGACGCACTACCCTCACCATATGTGACGGGTGAGAATTGACACATATTCAGATAATCATTTATTATTTGTTTTTCAGATTTCATGGTATCTCCTGCAAGTTTACGGAATCGTTTCAGGTTGGACACACACTCATCTTGATTAATACCATTGTGGTTGGTTACAATAAATGCAAACACAGCGTCTTTGAGTATCTTTGGATTGTGTCCTCGTGCGGTGATAATTGCAAATATAGAACCACCATTGATACATTCCACGAAGTCATCCCACGAAGGTCCAGGTTCTGCAATCATTGCATCCACTAAAAATTGTTTGTCACCCATCTTTGTGAAGTTACGGTAAGGATCGGAAGCGTATCCTACAATTTTTCGTCCCTTATAATCAAAAGGAGTCTTCCCAATCATCTCACGATACTTAGCAAAATCTTCGGTTGAAATTCCAACTTCTTCTGCATTCTCGTCGGAAACAATTATTTGGGTTGGCATTGTAACGATGTTATCGTCCCAATCAAAGGCATAGTATTTCATATCGGGTGTACCCTCGACAGAAATACCTTCATTAACTAGTTTCTTTGTTTTTACGTATTCACGTAAAATTTTTTTTACTATCATTTTTTGTTTTGAATATTTTCTATAAGTCTTTCTAATTGAGACTCGCTCATAACAATACTTTGTGGTTTTTCAGAAAACGTATTTACACCATTTTCTTTCATTGCCAAACTCTCTCTCAAAATTTTCTTTTTAAATTCCATAATTTTTATATTAAAGGGGTGAGGTTTCCCTCACCCCATAAGTTTATTAGATATTTTCAAATGATGCACCTGTTGGAGTAATCAAGAATTCAATATCAATAAATTCAAGAGCTCTCGTAGGTTTAAGGTAAATTTTACCTGTCAGTGTATTTCTATCCAAGTCTTCTGGCGAAGAACTTACTGTCACTCTGAAGTCATACAGACCCCTGTCTCTTCTGATAGAATCCAATATAGGGTTGACAGAATCCAAGAATTGTTGTCTAACCTTGTCGTCGTTTTGTTCAAACAACAATCTAACCGCTACCGCCGAAATAAGTTTACGAGCCTGTAGAAGAAGTCTTCTAACGTTAATTCTGTCAAGAGCCGACTCTCTGATTTGTAGAGTTTTATTACCCCAAATTACTGTACCAACATCAGAGAAGGTTGCGATAGGATTGATCCTACCTTGATACAAAGTATCTCTATCCTCTTGAGTCAATTTCTTACGAGCTTTAACCGCTTGAACCAAACCTCTTGTGTAACCAGCGGCAGCAAACCAAGGGAATGCGATGTTGTCGGTTAACGCTAAGTTCCTTGTTACTTCACCAGTCACAGGTAAATAGATTTGAGTGTTATTTACAGTATCTCTTGTAAGAATCCAAGGGTAGTAAGTTGCGGTATAGTTTGAATCAATACCTGTTTCTTCTAAATTATCAACAGCCTCTTGAGGGAAAATCAACGTTGAGCTGTCAGAATAGTTTAAGAACATGTTCGTGTCAGGAGTTGTACAGATATAGATAGAGTCTGCTCTGTCAGTTTCAACCAAATCAATTGCATTTTCAACAAGATTACTGTTGTTCACATAGTCAATACCTGGTGTTACAAATACGTTAATGTTAACAGCTTCAGGATTTGCGAAAGTTTCCTGTCCCAAAAGATATGCGTAATAGTCAGTATTCGCTAACTCAGTATCATCACCTTTAGTGATTTGTTTGAAAGCCCCCCAACCTGTAGAAAGTGGGTAATTAGGGTTTTCATCAGACGCTCCGTAAAGATAACCTGTATTACCTAAAGAGTAGATATCACCATTAGTACGGTACTCTCTATAGATATCCCATCCATCAAAACCTCCTTTTGGTATAATAGTGAACTTACGAGCCGCTAGTGTGTAGTAAGGGTTAGCGGGGTTAGTTGGTTCAGACTGGAATGAAGTAATACCACATTCGAAAGCTGACTGTCCTGAAGTCACAAAACCACCTGAGATTGCCACAATAGTAGCCCCTGAATCCATGTGGAATCCTTTTGTCATATAGTTCCACTCAGTTGAATTGGTAGCCAAACCTAAATTACTTGGGTTTTGTTTTCCTTTGTAATCAAAGAAGTTAGCGTCAATACCTATCTGAGAAGAAAAACCTAAGTATGTCTTTCTAACTTTGTCACCTGAACTTCTTGTCAAGTTATCTGCACCTGATGAAAGACTAAATGGTGGTGTGAAAATCACTTCACCTGGGGTATTATATTTCGTTTTGTAGATTGCGAAAGGTGGTTGTATATCCGAACCACTACCTCCGTACTCACGGAAAGTGTATCCTTCAAAACCACAAGGTAGTGCGTCGACTGGTGCATCAGCATTCATTTCTACCATTACAAATCTACTTCTCAACTCATATTCTCCATCTGAAGTACCAATCTTCTTAGCGATGAAATTGTTCTGAGTAGGATCCATCGAACAGTTAGTATATCTTTCTAAGAATACAGGATTCTCATCTGTGTCAAAGAAATCACGGACACCAACATCAAAGGTGTTGTTAGCGAACGAAATATTTGCAATCGAAACCTTCACTTCTCTGTTCGCTGAGTTACCATCAGAAACCGTAATAAATCTAAACAATCTATAAACGGTATTACCGCGTAATTCTGAAACTAAGTATGGGGTTGCCGGAGTTTGATATTCCTCCAAGTACCAACCAATAGAAGTATTTGTACCGTTGTCCTCTCTAGCCGACGGAAGACTTGTAAAGGTGGTATTCAAACCACGAATATAACCTTTCGCGTATGACCAGTTTAACAAGTTTTGGAATCTTTCCTCTAAAAATACAGGAACCTCCGTTCTATCTTTACCGAAATTAGTTGTACCAAATACTTTCGAAATGTAATTTGTAGAACCATCATTGAATGATGTCTCAAAACTAAACGTATCACCTTCGATTGTGTTACCTGAAATTGCGAAAGTTGCGTATGGATCTTCAGTCATTGCTGAGTAAGTACCTGAAGAATCGATTTGAAGTTGAGTAACTCCCGTTAGTTGGTACAGTGGACCTGCATTGGAAGATGTGTAAGTACTTAAACCCCTAGATCTCAAAGTCCCTACAACCATATTGTCATACTCTGTCCAAGATGTTCCTGAGTAGTTATAAACCATACCTGATACTGTACCTGAGAATGAGTCTGAACCTGAATTATAGTTAAGAGCGGAAACTTTAGCATAATAAGAGAAACCAGAATATCCGTTAAGAACTGGAGTTGTTGTGAATAACGCGTAGTACCAAGCATCATTCAAGTAAGAATTTTTCGTAATGGCGGCGAAATCCATACTTTGAACGTTGAATACGTTTGTTAAACTAAAACTCGAATTTAAGTCATTGAAGTTAACCTGAGGAACCGCACCATAAACATATACCGAACTTGTTTGTAAGGAGTTATTGTTTAATATTGCAAACAATTGTGTGTTCATGTTTGCACTTAGTGTTGTCTCTGCACCTGTGTTTTGAGTGTAAGGTAAAGTATAGATGTTGTTGATATCTGAAGGTAAACCAAAAGTAGTGGCACCGTCATTTAAAATTTCAATCGAGCTTGTCGACGCACTTGTCCCTGTAAATGCTGCTGTCCAAACATAACTTCCAGTTCCACCCGAAGGAAAAACTGTAGTAGAGTTCAAATTAGCAATTGTTGATATAGTCCAAGAGGGACCTGCGTCATATCCCGAAAGTCCCAGTACACGGGTTACAAAAAGTTGATTGGATTGTTGCAAATAAGACTTTGCAATGTAAGCCGCTTCATATTTAGGGATTTGAGTACCAACGAATTTCTCGGGTGAAGTTGGACCGAAGTACGCTTGGAACTCATCGAAGTTAGTGATGAAAATAGGTTCGAAAGCCGGACCTGTGATAGTTTCACCTACAATACCTAAAGTAGTTACCCCCACACTTTGAGCCACGAAACTCAAGTCTCTTTCCGAAGTATAGACACCAGGGGATACAAAAATTTTATTTGATGTTGCCATTATTATTTTTAATGAAAAATTTTATTTAATCATAAATATCCAATTAATTTCAAAAAAACTTTACGTAAAAAGGATATTTATTTATTGGTGGGAAAAAAGTCTGCCTTTTTTCTACCTTATTTTTGACACCAATAATGAAAATAAAGAATTTAAAAATATCAGAGAAACACCACAATATGTTGAAAAAACATTGTGAAGATAATGGTTTAAAAATGTATAAGTTTGTGGAGACTATGATTGAAGAACGATGTCAACCAAAAAAAGATATTTATGGTGAATCTTACTGAAGGGTTGCAGAACCTGAAATAGAGGCGACTTGCCCCGCATTCACTTTGGTGAATTCAATTTTTAGAATATCATTTGTTGTTAGTTGGATTACCGCAACATCATCTCCAATGTAATCACCGTTTATATAAACAGAGTAGCTATCTACATTGACATTGGTGTCGACAGTAAAGTCCACGGTGTAAGGCATCGAAACGGTTACCTCCGTATCGGAAGAATTCACTCCATACGCCAACGGAAAGTTTTTGGGTGATGTAGGTAACTTTTTAACTCTACGCGAGCGTGTACGATTCTGAGATTCTATCATCAAAAATGAACGTGTAATACCAGGAGTTACTTCAAACTCTTCTTCATCAACTAAAAATCCTAACATTACAAACTCATAGTTTTGTAAGTAATATTTTTGTTTGTCCATTTCCATAACACTTTCGTCAGAAATATTGTTTAGAATAATTGGTACATAGTGTCCATTGATGACTCGATAAGCCTGACGAGACGCAAATTTTTGTAAAACAATTTTATTGAATTGGTTGAGTTCTCTCATTCTCTTACACATAATTTTCACATTATATGTAATGTCAACGGGAACGGGCTGAGGAATTTTATATATGTCCAAACCTTTACGGGTACCATCCCATGTTGGGACTCTGGCATAGAAAAACTCCCTTCTATCGGGAATGTTATATTTTACTGATGGATTTGTACCAGGTTTTACTTCAGGTTGACGAACAGTGGTTATAAAAGGAGGGGTTGCATTTTTATCTAAATCCTGAAACTTCCAAGTTTCTGTAAACAAACTCCAATTCTGAAGCGTTATAATAATATCGATAGCAGGAATTACTTTACCATCGACTACCGTTTTCAAATCCTCCTTGACGAAATCCAACATTCCCCTATCCAATTCGGCGTGTAGAAGACTTTTAGGGAGATATGTCCCATGTTCTTTGATATATTCAAGCATTTGCTCCCTCCTTGCTACGCCCGTTTTCTGAGGTATCAAGTCAATCTTTTTTACAAGTTTTTTTGGTAGTGCCATTATAATGCTCTAAATTCACTTTCAGGTACATAAGTGGCTAAAATTGTCCTGTAAAAAGGTTTGTAACCACCATATGTGTGTTTATTGTCAGAAGTGACACGCCCGTCATCAACTACCATGTAGTATCTGACTCTACTTTCACTTTCATAGTAACCGATGTAGTCACCGTAGGCTATGTCAATATTCAACTCATCCAAATGTTTTTTGTAGACAGACACCGAAAGATTTCCAGGAAACTCATACTCAACACCTGAGTTACCTATTTTATCATTTGTAGGTGCTTCTATTTTTACGTAACCCTTGAATTCTACAGGGGGAAAAAACTTAATGCCGTCAGAAACCACTTCACCATAAACATCATCTGTCTTTGTGTTTTGAGCATCCACACGATACAATACCAATGTGAAATTCATATCACCGTGTAACCATTCTTCACCCATCGAGATGTCCAAAGCGAAATCTTCTTGTCCAAAAAACTTAGCTAACCTTGTAATTGGTACCTTTTTCTGACTCATATTGATAAATAGTTGGTTTTTGATTATATTATAAAATATTGTGAATGGAAGAAAATTCAGAAATATCGGTAAACATTCCTGAAGTTAAGGCAATGAGAATCCTTGAATCGTATCAAGGGTTCAATAACTATATATTGTCTATAAAGAAAAAATCAGAAAACCAAAGAGGTTTCAAACTAACACGCTCACAAGCAGATTATATTTTAAACCATCACCAAACAGTACCAAAAGTAGCAAAAAAGTGGGTTCAACTCGATCCGTATTTTTCAAGGAAAATTATGGAAGACAAATTGTTGACAAAAGAACCCAAAGAGATTTATATTGAAAAGCTACTATGTGAGCAAGAAAAGTCATACCATATCTATGGGAAGATACTGAGTGGGGATACGATGTCGGATTTTTGGATGCCTAAGTCTGCCATTATTATTAACAAGGAACGTCAAGTAGAAATTGACTACTCCAAGTATTCACATCGTCCCCCTCTATCACATCAAAAAGAGGCAATAGAAAAGTTGGTAGGAAATGACAAATACATATTAGCAGATGACATGGGATTGGGTAAAACAACATCCACTATTATTGCAGCTCTTGAAACAGGTGCAAAAAAGATTTTGATTATCTGTCCTGCATCCTTGAAGATAAATTGGCAACGAGAGATTGAAAATTATACGGATAGAAGTGTTTCCATCATTGAAGGAAAAAAATGGGAAGATTCAGATTTTGTTATTATGAATTACGACATCATAAAAAATTTCCACGATGAAAAAGACAAAAATAATTCTATAATACTTAAATCGGGTTTTGAACTTGTTGTTGTTGATGAGGCTCACTATATACAAAACAAACAAGCCCAACGAACCAAGCTAATCAATGATATAACCAAAAAGTTGGGGAAACTTTGGTTACTTACAGGAACTCCGATGACATCTCGTCCGATTAATTATTTCAATTTACTTGATTTAGTTGATTCACCTGTAGCCGCAAATTGGATGGGGTACGTCAGAAGATATTGTGAGGGATATCAGTTCAAGGTAGGTAAAAAAAGAATTTGGAATGTCACAGGAGCTTCTAACTTAGAAGAATTAAGAGACAGAACCAAAACACACGTGTTAAGGAGATTGAAACAAGACATATTGGATTTACCTGAAAAAATCATAACACCTGTCTACCTTAGATTAAAATCCCAAAACTATGAAGAGTTGATGGGGGAATATTATGATTGGTTCGACAAACAAGAAGAATCAAATTCTTTGACTTTACAGTTTTCGAAACTTATGAAAGTCAGACAAGAAATCGCATCATCTAAAGTAAAAAACACTTGCGAACTTGCGGAGAACATTATAGAACAAGGAAAAAAAGTAATAATTTTTACAAACTTCACAGATTCTCTAAATCAAATTGCAGAACATTTTGGCAAACAAGCAGTCAAATTAGATGGATCAATGGGAAAACCTGAAAGACAATATTCGGTAGACAAATTTCAAGAAGACGATAATGTCAAAGTTTTTGTTGGTAACATAAAAGCGGCGGGAGTTGGTATTACATTAACTGCGGGTGAAGTGGTAATAATGAACGATTTATCTTTTGTTCCATCCGATCATTCACAAGCAGAGGACAGAGCATACCGATACGGACAAAAAAATAATGTTTTGGTGTACTACCCGATTTTTGAAAACACAATTGAGGGTATTATATATGACATTTTAAAATCCAAGAAAAACGTATTCGAAACCGTAATGGGTGACAATGAAGGTAAGGGTGATATTGTAGAAGAAATCCTGAATATGATTAATCAAAGAAAAAAATAACTTTTTTGCTGTGACAAATTATTTATAGTAAAACAAAATAGATGTCATTTAAGAAAATAAAAAAAAGAATTTCAGAACTCGAAGAGGAAATCACACAAGAAAGTCTTTTCGAAAACAAAATTCCTCAACAAATTTTATCAGAAATGAAAGAAATAGGTATTGAAAAATTACCATACTCTTATTCAGCCTTGAGACGTTTCATCGATCCCGAAACAATGAATATTCACTACAATAAACATTACAAAGGTTACTTGGACAAATTAAATAAAGCACTGAAAAATAGACAAGGTGGTGATATGGAACTTGAAGAAATTGTAAAAGGTATTTCCAAGTTCCCTAAACTAATAAAAAACAATGCGGGAGGTGCATTTAACCATGCGATGTTTTGGAAAATGTTGTCCCCTCGTCCACAACGAGCAGGTGGAGAAATCTTAGCGGCAATAAAAAAAGATTTTCAAACTTTAGATAATTTTAAAAAGAAATTCGAAGAAGAAGCTCAAAGTAAATTTGGTTCTGGGTGGGTATGGTTGATTATTGGAAAAAGAGGTAATCTCAGGATTGTTACTACAAGTAATCAGGATAATCCGCTAATGAATACCTACCAAAACGGAGGATACCCTTTGTTGGGTTTAGATTTGTGGGAACACGCATACTACTTAAAGTACAGAAACAAAAAAGATGACTACATCAAAAACTTTTGGAGTGTTGTAAATTGGGATTTTGTGAATGATTTGTACAACTTGAAGACAAATAACAAACTTGAGGAATCGAAAACTATAAGACAAATTATAAGTGAGGCTGGTGAGATTAAAGGTTGTAACAATACTCAAATAAAAAACTACAAAGATATTTTTAATCGAAATCCAGAAATAAAAGAAATGTATCGTAAAACAATCGATAGTGTTTTGGAAGAAGTTTTTAATGAATATTGGTTTCAACGGAACGAATACGCGCCCAATACACTTTCAGGGGTTTATGACTACGAGAAAAAAGGAAGAAGTGTAATCAACAAACTCAATACAAATTACACAAATTTTTGTACACTGGTGACGGATATTAATGAAGTGTTGAAAAAATATGGACAAAATCCTCTAAGTTTTTTGGGACAAACACCCGAAAAACAAATAGAAGAAATGAGTAAGTTGAGTAGTTACTTGAATCAATTCGCCTATAGAATATTTTCACCCAATTCAAGAACGTTCCAAAAAATTATGAGTTCACTCGCTAAAAATGATGAATATGGAGACAAACAAGAAGACAGGGCAGTACAGAGTATGAAAAGTTATTTCCAAAACGCTAAAGTGACAAAAGAAGGAGGTTTGGGAGTAACTACCGATGCATTGGCAGGAAAAGATGCTGTTATACAATACGAAGATGGTAATAAAGAATATGCACAGATAAAACCATTCGGTTCTATGGAAGAAACCGAGGATATGTATGTTTTATCCGACACAGGACAAGTTAAGAACTACCAACCTTCTATTATCAAATACTTAGTTTTTATATCAACCAAAGGGGACACTTACATTTTCAAAAACGAAAACGTTTCAATTGTAGATGGTAAGTATAACATACCTAAAGAAAATTGGTTGAATAAATAAATCATCGTTTGATATTTATTTATAAAAAAGTTCATGTCAATCATTGTAGGACCCGAAAGAACAAAACTTTATACTAAAGTTCGTCACTTACTTGGAGCACCTCTTAGGGGTGTCGAAGTTGAAGATGAAATGATGGATTCTTTATTGGAGTTATCCATTGAAGATTATAGTCAGTATGTATACGATTGGTTGATTGAATCTCAATGGACATCACTATATGGCTTGGACTTAGATGAACAATCCGTAACGAAAGCTTTTCTAACGAGAAGTTTGGATTGGGAAACTCAATACACTTACGCATACTCCAAAATAGTAGGACTACAGGCGGGTGGTGATTACGTGTTGAAAAAAGATTATTTTGATTTGAGTGCCAACACCCAAATCTATGAAATACCAGCGGGTAGGGAATTGAATGAACTATTGTGGTTTTCACGTGCCGAATTGGACGCAGCATACTTCGACCCTTTCATGGGTGGATTCGGAGGATTCGGTGGCATCGGACTTGGTGGTGGTGCGGGATTTTCACAAATGGGTTCAATGGGAAGTTATTTCATCACACCAGCCTTTGATGTACTACTTAGAATGTCAGACATCAATATAAAAAGAAGAATTGTTGGCGCAGACTTAACTTACAGAGTCACAGCATTACCCGAGGGTAAAAAAGCAATTCACTTAATGAACGTACCAGGAGGAAGATTTGATTTTGGTAGTCAGTCTTTCCACGGAGGTAGAGTTTGGTATTGGTATTATGACACATACGATAGGGATGATTGTTTAGCCAAAAACCCTGATGTTGTTCGTTTACCATCCGATATTCCTGTAGAGGTTCTAAGTTGGCAACAACTAAACCAACCCGCAAAGGCTTGGGTTCGTAAGTGGTTTATCGCCTACGTTAAAGAAACACTTGGTAGGGTTAGAGGAAAATATGGGGGAAATCTTAAAACCCCTGATTCAGAATTAACTTTAGAATATGATTCGTTGTTGACAGAAGCTAAGGATGAAAAATCTAAGTTAATGGAAGAACTAATGGGGAGACTCGAAAGACTACGTCCCGACAAGATGATGGAGGTAAAGGCAAACCAAGCGGAAAGTCTAAACAAATTACTACAATATCGTGCTTTACCAAATCCATTTGATGTTATATAATATTTTATGGCAATTGTTAGAAGCATCCCAAGTCAAAAAATTATAAACGGCGTCACTATTGTAACATCGGAGTTAGTTGTTATAAACGAACCACAATACACCACCAAAGGTGAAAGTGCAATTGTTGTTCGCAATGTCGGTCATTGTACTGTTTTCTTAGATAGTAACACCACAGATCACGTTACAATAAAAGCCGTCACCGATGTAACCATTAAAACTACTAATGGGCTTATCGACGAAGAATACGATGAAATTGTAACAAGCAAGGGTGCTTGTGTTGAACTCAGATTCATAGGGGGTAATTGGTATATTATGTCCTCTGATGGATTGAAGAATTCCTAAAAGGCATATATTAGATAATCCCCATTTTCATTGGTTTCGTAAAGTTCATCCTTTGGTATTAAAGTATTAACTTTGTAATCACCATACATAATTTCAGTGTTTTTATTAACCCAAAATTCTTCAACCAACTCTTTGGTGCCTTCTAAGTACATATAATAAGGATCGATTCCAACGTGTCTCCAAAATGCAATTTCACCATCAGACAGCGTCATTACCTCCTCTAACGTATCTTGATCACCAATCCTTCTAGGAAAACCACGAACAAGTTCTGCTTGAGATTTTGTGAATATAGGACGGTCTTTTGGGTCTTCTATGAGAATACTTTCACGAATTTCAGGATTGAATACAACCAATAGAGGTTCAATTCTTTTATTGAATGCGGCAATATACCTTGGTACGTTGTAATCACCCAACGTATCAGGATTTTTATTGATTTCTTTTTCGTCAATTATGTAACAATTCAAAGTGATATTGTTTCCCTTTTTTTGGACATCACCGTGAGATTTACGGGTACCGTTGTTCACATAATAAATCGTATCACCAAGTCCGACATTTACACCTGCATTAAGTACCAATTCCATATGCGCTTGCCGGGACATAAGGGAACCTGATTTTGTGGTTTTTGTAACGTGTACTTTATAATCTTCCAAAGATTGTTTTACCCTTGCTTTGTTTGCGATTTTACTCAAAGGGATTTGTTTGTTAAACAACATCGACAAGTAATCATAATAATAATCTAAAAACTCAGAACCCTTACCATCTAACAACATCCGAAGTCCCACATCAAGAAACTCCGCCATATATGTTTGTAGTTTTTTTGATTTAATGGTGTTACCCGTAAGTTTTACTTTTCCTTTATCGGTCAAAAGTGCATAGTTTTTACGTGCCACATTGATTGTTGCCGGCCATACTCCATCAATATCCAAACCCATTTCGTTTCTCATGAACAAATCGTTGTATTCTGCAACGTCTGCCTCTGCTCCGACATATTCTTTACCTTCAACGACAAGTCCATTTAGTCCTTTACCGATGTATTTATAATCCAATCTTTCAGGTGGAGTTGCAAAGTTAACACCATCGGTATCCATTACGAGCGGTTCGTATCCACGCTTCATGAACCACATAATCATTTGTCTCAAATATTGTCTACCTGTACATGTAATCTGTTCACCCATATCCATATCACCCCAAGGAAACACGTGAGGGGCAGACAACGAACCAAAGAATGCGTTGATGAAGATTTTAATGGGTAGTTGCTTACGTCCGTACTGTGATGACAACTTAGGGTCTGTTTTAGCGTATTGCTCAGACAACTTTTTATATCTAATACGAGTATCCCTAAAATATTTCAACATACTTTTCATCGCACCAGTTACATCACATTTTGGGAATACGTCATGGACTAACTGAATTGATGGATATAGTGAAGAGTAGTCTAACTTGAGTACATCTCTTGAGTATCCAACCTGAAGAAGTCGGGATAGTCCTCCAGTAAAACTACGTTTCGGATTTTTCACAGGAATAGCCAAACCGTGTTTATAACTCCAAGACTGCATAATCATTTTCCACAGAGTTGCAGTACCCATCGTTGATAGTCTCTCGTAAGTGGTGGGTACCAATTTCGCCAACAAGAAGTTCGCTTGGTTAAATTCACCGTCTACAACCATCGTTTCATACAAGTCATCGTCCAAATAACTTTCGATGATTTTTTTTCCTGTGATGTTTTCGTATTTACCTGGAAAACGTGTCATTAGATTTTCAGTACCAGGTTCTCCAACTTCTTTATACTTTCCTGATTCAGGATTTATATAATAATCTTTGTTGTCGAAATAAATCTTACCGATTTTATCACCTTGGACATACACACGATTTGGTTTTTCTGCCCCGATAAATTGTGTAATATATTTCAATCCCCAACTTTTGATATCTGAGTTAATTGCCTGTGCTCGTCGAACCGCATGTGCAATATCAATAACGTTATATCCCCACATCTGAGTTTGGGTATAGGGTTCCATTTCATTGGCAAGTTTAAGAATACCCTCTTTTTGTTTGATACTTTGGGCAGGGTTGAGAGTTTTTGCCACCTTTTTCAAATCAACACCCAACAATCGGGCTCGAGTAATAATAAAAGGAAAATCGAAGAACGCTGAGTTATATCCACCGATAAGTGTCGGACGGATTTCATCAACAATTTTGAAAAATTCAATTATAATTTCCTTTTCTTCTTCTTTATTTTGTGCGGATAAAATCTTTAAATAACCACGATTGTCTTTGATTCCAATCAAAAAAATGGAGTCCTTATTTGCATCAAGACCCGTGGTTTCGATGTCGAATACTAATCTATGAACTTCTTCGTATTCTTCAAATCCTTTGAATAGTCTTTTCTGTTTTTGAACAAGGTATTGTTCCACTGGTGGTAATATTGAAATAACGTCTGAATTATCTCGTCCCCATGGTTCTACTCCACCGTTTTTGAAAAAGTTTATCAAATTTTGATATGTTTTTGTAGTTTTTACCAAGAACCTAAGTCCGAGTTCCAAACGTGGATCCCCCATAGTATTCAACTTATCTATGACAATACCATGTTCACTCATGGCTTTCTTTTGAAGCTCTTTGGAACCTTGATAGAAATTTCGATTGTGTAAGTCTCCTACCCAAGCAAAAGGTATAAAACTATCTACCTTGACAATTTTACCTTGTTCGGGATGTTGGATGATTTTGAATATTTTATCTGTCGCGTAATCGTACTCTAATGCTACGATATAAGGTTCGGGATCTAACCCCAAAAGGAACTCTTCAATTTCTTCTTGTGATACCATATTTGTATTTTTTAAAGTGGGATATTATACTCTCAAGGAATTTGAGATTACCCTTCTTTTATAAATACAATAATATAAATCTTAGGTTGTTTTGTCAAATCAACAACATCCACCTGATGGGTTGGAACTTGAACCTGCACCACCTGTCACAAATGAGTCTGTAATATTGATATATAAGGTTTCTCTAATGGGTGCTATAAGTTCCCCATCTGTGTTTGTTATTGAAAATTCTCCAATGTAACGTCCCGTCTTTTTGGTGTCATTTCCACTCCACTTATAATAAATGTAGTACTCGACAGGGGCGTCAGGGTTATCTTGAGTTTTTTCAACAATAAAGGCTTGTTTGGATGCAATTTTCAAGATACCCGTATCTTCAGTTTTCATGGAAAATCTTATATTCGCATTCACTAATGACTCCATAAACGAATTGTAATCATTACGCCCGTCTTGAACCACTTGCATTTTTAATATTGGTAGGGTTGCGTTTTTTCTGATAAAAAATTCCATGTATGTTTTATTTTATAAATATATTAGTTTATAATCCGAACATTGATTTATCAGCATCAAAGTTTTGTAACACTTGTGATGCCGTCAATGATGTATTATACATTCTTATGATTCCTACAGTCCCCTTAAACGGAACTTGTAATGCTCCCGTTCCTGATGCAACTCTACCCGCAATACCTACAGGGCTCGTGTTACTTACCTGTCCAACTCCTACTAAACTTGCACTTCCCGCGGAAACACCATTTCTATAAACTGTAAGTGTTTTACCAACGCCAAAATCAAAGACAGCAACTAATTGTCTCCAAGTATTCACAGGGAATCCGGCTATACTAACCGAAGGAAAATTACTTCCATCATAGGCGGCAACAACCATGCTACTTGCGCCTTCATTAAATCTAATTGTGTAAGGATATCTTGATTCGTTATTTAGATTCCATTTTTCTAACAGTTCCGCTTCACCTGCGTTTGGTTGCCCATTAGCCGGATTAAACCAAATCTCAATAGTATATTGTTGAGTATTTGTAAAGTTTGTAACATCATTAACACTTGGGATTCTACCATACGATGATGTTCCATTGAATGTAAATCCACTTAACACATCATAAGTTGGACTTCCTGATAATGTTGCATCAGTAGTCCCAACCGTTGTATCCCAAACAGTTCCTGAACCAACATAACTACTTGGTAATAATTGTAGTTGTAGGTTTGATGTTACAATATTAGGTGTGGGTGATGGTGTAGGTGTAATAGTATTAGTTGGTGTTATTGTATTTGTTGGAGTAACCGTAGGTGTTGATGTTGATGTAGGGGTGGGTGTTGGTTCAACAAATCTTGGTGCCAAGAAATTATATTGTTGTGTGATTTCAGAAAGCGACAATTGTCTATTGTAGAAATACATGTTGGCAACATGTCCCCAAGGCTGAGGAACAATATCATTATTACCCCATCCCCAATGTGTAGTTCCACCAGCACCCTCATTGATTGTACTTCCCACCTGTGAACCATTTATGTAGAATGTTTGAGACGAGTTTGTCCCTACTACCGCATATTGAACCCAAACACTTGTTTCACCTGATAAATCATACCCTGAACTTCTAAACGCACTATCCCAATATCCTAATGTATTTGTTCCGTTAGGGATTGTTATTGGTGTATATTTAGGTGAGTTAGTATAAAGTAATGTTCTAAATGATGATGGATTACCAGGTTCTAATTTTGCCCAAGTAATGTATGTATAACCTGATGTTGGTAATGTAGGTCCTGTTGCGTTGTAATTAACTCTATTATTCCCTGTCGTACAATCAAAACATTTTATACCGTTAAGAACTGTGTAAGTTGCACCGATTAATGTGTGATTATACCCCCCTGTTATATCATAAACTGTTGTACCTGTTCCAGGATAACTTGAGTTCTCATATGCATCAAGTTGTATAATCAATCCGGATGTAACCAAACTTGGTGTTGACGATGGGGTTGGTGTATTTGTTGGTGTTTCAGTATTGGTAGGTGTCGGTGTATTGGTTGAGGTTTGGGTAGGTGTATTAGTTGGAGTTACTGTTGGGGTTGAGGTTTGTGTAGGTGTTTGTGTAGGAGTGGGGGGTGGACAAATATAATTTACCGAAGAACTTGTATAGTTGTTATTTATTTGTGTCGAATTAAGAGATGTTGTGTAAATTTCGAAACTACCAACCCTGTAATCACCAAATCCTCCGTCACCCATATTTGTTGTATCTTGATGGGCTAGTAAATAAAATAGTCCCGATCCGCTATTGTAAGGAGCCAATCTATTGAAGGTTATATTACCAGCACTTACCCCATCAATATATGCGGTTAAAGTTGAACCGTTATACGTCATACCAACATAATACCAATTATTAAATGGTGTTGGTATAGATGAGGTAACAACACTATTTGCGGTTCCATTCCAAAAACCAAACTTAAAGGTTCCTGAAACCATTTCAATTATTGATGTGTGCCATCCAAGCAATGAATTTGCAGCGCCGACTTCAGAAAGTATAACCCCATCACCTTTAGGATAAATCCACATAAATATTGAAGTCACTTCAGACTTGTTTGGGGAAACACCAGAAAATAATGGACTTAAATTGGTGTTGCTATAGATATACTGTGAACTACCATTGAAATCTACGTAAGAACCACATCCCGTACTACCACTTAAAGGGGAATTCATAATAGTACCATTACTATTATTTTCTAAATCAAATACAGTTGTTGTTCCTGAATATGAAATAGGGTTTGAAAAATCCCAATAAACAATTCTTGACTCCGAAGGTGTTGTAGATGTTGGTGTTATGGTAGGTGTGGGTGTTTTTGTTGGTGTTTGAGTATTTGTTGGTGTTGGAGTATTTGTCGAGGTTTCAGTCTGTGTTGGGGTATTCGTTGGAGTTTCAGTATTTGTAGGCGTTGGTGTATTGGTTGGAGTTTCAGTATTTGTGGGTGTTGGAGTTTGAGTTGGAGTTTCAGTATTTGTGGGTGTTGGAGTATTGGTTGGGGTTTCAGTATTTGTAGGCGTTGGAGTTTCAGTGTTTGTGGGTGTTGGAGTATTGGTTGGGGTTTCAGTATTAGTTGGTGTGGGTGTTTGGGTTTGAGTTTCAGTATTTGTGGGTGTTGGAGTATTGGTTGGTGTTTCAGTATTAGTTGGGGTTTGTGTCTGAGTAGGTGTCTGTGTAGGTGTTGGGGTGACGTTAAATTCCGAATCAGTTCGAACAAAAAACGTATAAATTGAACTACCCGTAATATCGGATGTTATGGACGAAAACGTGTTAGTATCATTCAAAACGCTATAATCAGTACCAATAGTGTAATAACTATATCCTGTATTTTGTCCTTGTAAAATTGTTACTTCTCCATTTATTGTAATTGAAGAGCCTGTGGTGGTTCCCAAATTATCAGTAAACGAAAGTTTCAAATCAACATCCAAAGGATTGTTTGATGTTGCAATGTAAGCGGCATTAATAGAACCCTCCGAATATTCACCAGTCAAAATAATTTCAACCGAAAGATTTGTTGCTGTTGGTGTTACTGTTGGGGTTGGAGTTGGACTTGTTGTGGTTGTTGGTGTTACCGTGTTAGTTGGTGTAGGAGTAGGATTGGGTTCTGTTACATTTATTATACATGTTTCCCCGGTTCCTGTCAAAAACAAATAATAAACTCCTTGAGGTGTCCCGTCATCAGGGAAATAGGTATAAGGTATTTCTTGATAACCTAAATTGGTTACTAACTCAGTACCCTCTTCAACAAATGTAATTAACGCGGTTTTACCCGAAAAGTTTTCACTTGTTAATATTACACCGTAATTGTTCATCAATTAGAAAATTTTGTTCAATACAAATAAGTCACTGTATATGTAATTGAGGGGATCATTACTACTAAACTGAACTGTAATATCTAAAGTGTTAGTACTTGTAGTGTCAAAAGTTGTGTTGTTCAAGGTTTGAAAGGCTTCCCCAAAAACACTCCCATTTGATGATTTAACCACTTGAAAATTTCCATGTGTCGATAGAGACGCGGTACCGGCTCCACCAACACTCCTGACTGTAAAATACACCGACATAAACCAATTATCACCATCGGCCGCCGGATTGAATGTTGAACTTTGACCTAAAATTACAGAACCACTTTTTAGTTTCAATATGACTGTGTCATTGGTGTTATCCATAACACCCCCCATGGTTAATTGAAAACTGTCTCCGACAGAAAATGCATTGGCAGGTACGCTCAAGGTTCCAACACCTTCACCAATTATAGTAGTTTCGATGGTTGTTCCACTTACCGTAACACTGTTACCAGTTTGAGAAAAAAGTCCGTAGACTTGAGAATATGGATTCAGAGAACCTTGTTTTACTCTGTAAGTTGTACCTCCTTGTGCAACTGCAAATTCAGCGTTCGCTGTTATTGCCGATGATAATAACTCAGGTAATTGGGATATGGGTAAATTTGGCATTTTATTTTATAAATATTTGTTTATATGAAGTATTTCAATACTACAATACCTGAACCTCCTTTACCACCACCCGTTGAGTTTACTGATGTTGCGCCTCCCGCTCTACCACCATTACCTGTGTTTGATGTTCCGTTAACTCCAGGATTTTGCGTACCTGCATTGGCACCCGCACCACCCGCACCGTAAGTGACGGCAGAACCTGTTATAGAATTACTCACACCCGCACCACCAGCACCACCAGTTGCACCTGAGTTGTTACTTCCATTACCAGATGCACCTCCACCACCTTTACCTCCGAAACCACCACCAGAACCACTACCACCAGTTGGTGATGTTGTATCACCAACCTGTGCAAGTCCTGCAACACCACCAGTTCTCGAGCCCAATCCATTCCCTCCACCAAGAGATGTAATGGAACTAAATACACTATTTACGCCTGGTGAACCTGCATTATTCGCTCTTGCATCTGCACCTCCAACACCCCCATCACCGACAGTTACAGTGTAAGAGTTTCCTGGTGTTACAGATAGGGTTCCTGTGAGTACCATACCAGCACCACCACCTCCACCACCCGCATTATCATATCCATTTCCACCACCACCTCCACCTGCAACAACAAGATATTCGACTGAGGTTACACCTGCAGGAGCTACCCAAGAAGTTGTACCTACAGTTGTGAATAACTCAATTGTTGGTAAAGGTGTTGCACTTGGTGTTGGAGTTGGAGTTGAAGTGTTTGTTGGTGTGGGACTCGATTGAATTGGTTCAATTAAAATTCCGTTTGATTCCTCACCTTCTTGAAGTATCATAGAAAAATTTTCCTGAAGTAAGTACCCCTCATTACTCAAAGTAGAAGACGGAGTTGGTGTCTGTGTCAGAGTATTAGTGGGGGTTATGGTATTTGTAGGTGTTTGAGTTTGGGTTGGTGTGTGTGTATTTGTTGGGGTATTAGTCGGAGTCTCTGTATTAGTTGGTGTATTAGTTAGTGTTGGTGTATTTGTAGGTGTAGGAGTATTTGTTGGAGTTTCAGTATTTGTTGGTGTAGGAGTATTTGTTGGAGTCTCTGTGTTAGTTTGTGTTGGAGTGTTTGTTGGAGTTTCTGTGGTAGTGGGTGTTGGTGTTTGAGTTGGAGTTTCAGTATTTGTTGGTGTAGGAGTTTGAGTTGGAGTATTCGTCGGAGTCTCTGTGTTAGTTTGTGTTGGAGTGTTTGTTGGAGTTTCTGTGGTAGTGGGTGTTGGTGTTTGAGTTGGAGTTTCAGTATTTGTAGGTGTTGGTGTTTGAGTTGGAGTTTCAGTATTTGTGGGTGTTGGTGTTTGAGTTGGAGTTTCAGTATTTGCAGGTGTAGGTGTTTGAGTTGGAGTATTCGTCGGAGTCTCTGTGTTAGTTTGTGTTGGAGTGTTTGTTGGAGTTTCTGTGGTAGTGGGTGTTGGAGTATTAGTTGGTGTTTCAGTATTTGTAGGCGTAGGAGTATTTGTTGGAGTTTCGGTTTGTGTAGGAGTGTTTGTAACAGTTGGAGTGTTAGTCGGAGTTTCGGTGTTTGTAGGTGTAGGAGTATTTGTTGGAGTTTCGGTTTGTGTAGGAGTGATTGTTGGTGTAACACTGGATGTTGGTGTGGGTGATGATTCAATAAATTGGAATTCGAAATCACAAGGATCAACTACATCCGTACAATTGAGACACCAAAAATCAAATAAGTTGAAATCATTTTTTAGTAGTCTAAAATTATGTTGAATTTGTGGTGCAGATAAAGGTTCGACATACATTCTGAACTGTGAAATAGCACCATCAAATGTACCCGCAAAATTAGGTTCAATTAAAATGTCTGTGGATAAACCAGAAAGACTTGTCCCTGACAATGTTTGGTTTGGCATTAATTCCGGATCCTGAATATACGGACCTTCCAATTGTGAACAACCGGAAAAAATCAAACTTTCTCTCAATCCCAAAGATCCACCACCCCAAGATATATTAAATGGTACACCGACTTGTTTTTCTTTTAAGGTGTTTAGTTCTCTTGGTATAATCTCCTCAAAGTTTTCGATTATCATGAAAAGATAACCATTGACATAGAACATTAACCTTCCAAGTCGATAATCCAAATCTTCTTCCCATCTACGTGTAAATTCTATGACTTCTATTTCTTTTTCATGTGGAACACCAGGATGTGTCTGAGGAGGACTTATTAAATTTACGGATGCGTTAAATGTAGACGACGTATATGTCATCTTACGTAAATCACCCAATCCCCCAAAATTAAGTAAATCACAACCTTCAATTGTGATATATCTGTCAAATACGACATCTATCTGCACCCATCTATCTGCACATTCACCTGGTGGAAAATCACAATCATCATATATACCTTTACTTGAGTATACCTCATCAATTGTGTATCCAGTACTGTAAGTCAAACCACTAGTTTCACAAAAACCAGTCGTTACACAATCTCCTGTGTATTTTATATAACGAACTCCCAAAACAGGATTACACGGATCGCCAGAAAACCTTAAAGCTAATGCGTTTGATAAAACATCTATTTTAGCATCTTTTGGTGGTACAGGTTCTTCCGTTGGACAATCACAACAACTACCATAATGTGTTACAGTATAGGCAGATTGAGGATAAACTTGATAACAATCTGAAGTTGTCGTTGCGGTATCTGAACATCCACATGTCTTTATACACCCCAATTGCTCAGTTACCCTTGTGTATCCCGAATCTGTTTGAGGCGTTCCCGAGGCATAATGATAATATTTGTCTTCTGCCCTTGTACCAAAATAAAAAAATATGTTGGAATTATTAGGGTAGACAGAATTCAACGTAGTCTCACCTGAAACGGGTGGATATAACCCTGCGATTCTGGGTTTCAACAACATCTCCACAGTCCAACCTTTATTTACTCGTTCGGGGAAAACTTCATAATCATATCCAAATAGTTTATAAAATCCTTGGTAAAAACCACCAAACAATTCACGATAAACCCCTTCAGTCGTTCCTGTCACTGAAACAATATTGTATAAGGTTCTGTCGGTATTTCCTGAAAAACGAACGTTAGGACTTTCAGTGTATCCTGTTATTGGATGCATTTTAAATCTTCTGTCGTAGTAATATGGGTGGAACTTATAATCGTCTCTTATACCCATGGTGTAAAACAAAGTTTCACCCGTCATTTTGGTGTATAATCCGTTATCTGTTGCTACTAACCCAACGTCACAAGTACCTGTGAATGCACTCAAACAAGTCAAATCCAAATTCAAAGGATTGTAGTAATTCAGTGATACTACAGTGTCACCCGTATTGAAATCTCCATATTGAATTTCTAATTGTTGCGATGAACCTGTAGAGTTAAAATCTAAATAAATAGGTAACCTGTCACCATCGTTGTAGGCTATTACTTCAGAAGAAAAAACTACCTCAGTATCGTAATCTTTTTCATCTGAAACCAAGAAAATATCGTTGTACGAGTAAAATGTATTTCTTAAATCGAAACGATTGAAGTAATAATTATTTATATTCTGAGACGCCATTCACGGGTTTTTATAGATAAATACCACCTTCGCCGTATTTATAGGAAAATATCTATATTCATGAAATCATTTCTTTTCTCTTCTGAAAAAGACGCTAAGAAAAAAGCCGAGGAAATTGGTTGTGAAGGTACTCACAAGCATAAAGAAAAATTTATGCCATGCGAGTCCCATAAGACATTCCTTAAAGTTACTAAGAAAAAAGAGCTTGAAGAGTTGATAGATTATGATGGAACTTTTAGTAGTTCCAAAATTCCAATTTTAGATCCGAGGATGACACCCAAAAAAACTATGGATCAAACAGTAGCAATGGCAAGAACCCCACAAGACCCATGGACTCGTGGGTTCAGAAGGTATTACAATGAAAACGAAATCAAAGAAGTTGACATGAGTGATGCTTTCGGATATGAAGAAACAAAAGATATGACTGCCGAAGAGTGTGTTAAATTTTTGATAAACAAAATGGGTTTAGATGAAGACTCTGCAGTTCAAAGATGTGAAGGATTTGGTAAAACTCTTCGTTTAGATGATAAAACACCCAAAGACATTAAAAACAAAAAAAACTTTGTTGTTACTCAAAGATTGACTGAAAAAGAATTGAGTGAAGAAGAAGTGAAAAAAATCATAGAAGATTTGGTTATGTCCAAATCAGATACAAAAGATATTCAAAAAAAAGTTGGAAAACCATCTGAAATACTCACAAGGAATTTTAAGTCGGTTTTGAAATTAGCAAAAAAAGAAGGGTTCACCTTGAATGAATTATTTAAAATGATGAGAGGTGAATAAAAGTCTATATAATAGGAAGGCAAAATTACCCGAAACTCTTATTAAACATTTAGAGCAATCTTTTTCTGCCTTAAAAAGTGACTCTAACACTGAAGGGCACAATAGAAATAAAGAACTCAGAGAAAATGGATTTGTGACTTACCAACAACTCAAGCGAATGAAAAATTGGTTCGACACATATTCAGGAAAAAAAGAAGACGCACCTTTCATCCTAAACGGAGGGGATAGAATGAATCGTTGGTGTGACCATGTTCTCGATCATTGGAGAAATACTTTGGAAAGTGGTAAACAAACTAAACACGATTCAGGAATGAGTAATCAATTCATACGGAATCATGAAAAAAAGAATTCCATCGTAAACCCACATGATAGACATGAAAAGGGTATAAATAAATTTGATACCACTGTTACAGAAAACATCAAAAAAATAAACCAAATAATGCAAACAATTTTATAATGGCACAACAATCGGACACATTAGACTTTTCACAACCAGAAAACGAAATGTCTAGAATTGCAGACGTAGAAAGAAGAAAGTTATTCGCAAGAAACGATTTTTCCGACAATGCAAATGAATACTCACCTGTAAATCCAGCAGCCCTTGCAAATGGGGATGAAATTGGTAGAGGTACAGGTGGAGATTTGGATATTTACAATTACAATGCCGGTACCAAGACGGATCAGATCGAAAGAAAATCTGATATTGTAGTAAACAAATATAATCCTGATAAACCATACTATAGCGTAACTCAGTGAGACTAGTTGGTAGTTTAAAATCTTTGATAACTGAAATTGCATCTTTGAAAGACATTCAAGACGCAATTAAACAAAAAACCGTTGTTACTATCTATTATGATGGTGATGAACCCGGTGGTAAAGGATTGCGAACTATCGAACCTGTTTGTGTTGGGTATAGTAAAAGAGGAAATGTTGTTTTAAGGGCGTGGGACGAAGAAGGTGCTTCACATACTGCTCGTATAGGAGAACAACCCCTTCCTGGTTGGAGATTATTCAGAGTGGATAAAATCTTTACTTTTAAACCTACGTTAGAGAAATTTAATACACCACGACCTGGATATAACCCAAATGGTGATAAAAGTATGACACGAGTAATACTGAACGCAAAATTTTAATAAGATGAGTGATTTGATGCAAAAATTAGTGATGGCAAAAAAAGTCATGGAAGCCCACGACAGAATTCCAAGAGGACAATCAGCTGGAGAGTCGTCGTTCACACAAACATCTTATGAGGAATCACAACCTATGATGGAACAACCACAACAACCTTCCATACAACAAACTTTGAATGTGGCACAACCATATGACTCCAGTCGTGTGATGAATTCTAAACTACCCGACGAAATCAAAAAATTAATGATAGAGAATCCAATTGTACAACCATCATTGAATGGACCCACGTTATCGGACGATTTAGTGGAAAAAGCCTCAAGGTTGATGAATGATAACAAACGGACTACATCAACACCTAAGAATTCTGAATCACCAAGTTTCAACATGAATGAATTAAGAAACATGGTTAGAGACACTGTTAGAGATACCGTAAGAGACGTTATTAAGGAAGAACTCAAGAGTTTAGGTGTCATCACAGAATCAACAACTAAAACTAACGATAGATTAGAATTGAAAGTTGGGAAACACATTTTTGAAGGTAAGGTAACCTCTATCAAAAAAATCCAATAAGTCTTTTTTTGTTCCATTGAATTTGTTATAATTTTACAAATTCGCTTTAATGGAAAAAATTCATGTCTTAGTACTTCCATCCGACAGGACAGGTGTCGGTAAATTTCGATCTGTCGAACCACACATTTTTTTACAAAATTTATATCCTGATGAATTTCACGTGGACATTGACTACGATCCGAAAATGGATGATATGAACTATTGGAAAAAATATCAGATTGTTCATTTTCACAGAACTTTAAATCCCGACTACGAAAAGTCCAATGCCGTCATTCAAAAACTCAATAACGCAGGGATAATCACAATTTTAGATATCGACGACTATTGGTTACCAACGAGGGAACACCCCGCACATCAGTTGGTTATCCAAAACAATCTTTTTGAAAAAATTAAAAACAACATCAAGGTTGCGAAGTATGTTACAACCACAACTTCTTTGTTTGCCCACGAAATCTCGAAACTGAACAAAAACGTATTTGTCATACCGAACTCGATTAATCCTGAAGAAAGTCAGTTCAAAGAACCAACTATACCTTCAGACAAATTAAGATTTGGTTGGTTAGGTGGTTCCTCACACTTACATGATTTAGAATTGTTTGGTAACACCTTTGAAAGACTTAAACCTTATCAAGATAAAATACAACTATATCTTTGTGGATTTGACACAAGAGGTTCCATGACAGAAATTAACGCACAGACAGGTGAACAAAAAAGCCGCCCTATCAAACCTTTGGAGACTGTATGGTATCGATATGAACAAATTGTAACGGCTAATCACTCCATGATGTCTGCAGATTACAAAGAGTTTCTTATGAAATTCAAAGAAGACAACAGTGTCAATTTTCCTGATGAATATTATCAGAGAGTATGGACTCGTCCTGTTACCTCTTACGCAAAAAACTATTCAAAATTTGATGTATCCTTGGCTCCAATTAAAAACCACATATTCAATAAAGTGAAATCACAACTCAAAGTAATCGAAGCAGGATTTTATAAAAAGGCAATCATCGCATCAGACTTCGGACCTTATACAGTTGATTTGAAAAGTGCATATGTAAACAAGAAGTTTACCGATGGTAACGCACTATTAGTTAGTGAGTTCAAAAACTACAACGATTGGTACAAGAACATCAAACTATTGAGTGATAATCCAAACATGGCATATGACTTAGGACAGAAGTTGTACGAAACTGTTAAAGATACATACGATTTGAGAGTTGTTACAAAAAACCGAGCTGAACTTTATAAATCACTTTTGAAATGATAAACATACCTATCACCAAAATTTTATTTATTGATATCGAAACTGTAGGTGTTGAGAAAGACTTTACAACCTTCAAGGAAAATCACCAGTCCCTTGCATATCAATTCGAACACTACTTGGATTGGTTCGAAAAAAGATTCCCTGAACATCAAGGACAAGGTTGTGATGTTATGTTCTACAATAAATCTGCCTTGGTTGCGGAATTTTTGAAAATTGTTTGTGTCAGCGTTGGGTACGTAGACCCAACAGGTGGGATTAAAATTCAAAGTTTTAGTGGTGATGATGAAAAACAAATTCTAAAAGATTTAAATTTCCTTTTGAAAAAAATTGGGAAGTTAGGTTTTTATCTTTGTGGACATAATGCAAAAGGTTTTGATATTCCCGTCTTAGCTAAAAGAATGGTTATCAACGGAATTAAACCACCTGAGATACTCCCATCACACGATACAAAACCATGGGAAATAAAAGCATTGGATACAAAAGAATTGTGGCAGTTCGGAAGTTTTTCGAGTATTGGCTCACTTGAGTTAATGTGTAGCTGCATGGGAGTTGAATCATCAAAGAATATGGAGGTTGTTGGAAATAAGGTTCATGAGGCTTATTGGTTCAAAAATCAACTCAAAGAAATTACCGAATATTGTGAAAAGGATGTTGAAGTTCTTATAAACGTAGTACAAAAATTTTATACATTAGAATAATATGTTTGAAAAAATTAAAAATATAAAAGAAACCGCTAAGTTGTTGAATAAACTTAGAAGTATTTCAGAAAATTCTACACCTGAAGATGTAATGTCTTCTTTAGGGATTGACGAATCTGCTTTGAATAGTATGATGCAAGATTTTGAAAATATGAAAGTCATACTCGAATACAAAAAAGATTCTAACAACGAGGATTTATCATACAACTACCCTAGTGATTCGGGGTTTGATTTAAGAGCTAATGAGGAAATTTATCTAGCTCCGTTTGGTAGAGCCTTAGTTCCGACAGGTATATATTTTAATATTCCCAAAAATTATGAAATCCAAGTTCGTCCTAAAAGTGGTTTGGCAATCAATAAAGGACTCACAGTTCTTAATACACCAGGAACCGTAGATGAGGGATACACTGGTGAAATCAAAGTTATTGTCATAAACATGGACAATATTTCACAAACAATTAAAAAAGGTGAAAAAGTAGCACAAGCAGTCCTTTGTCCTGTATTACCAGGTTCAAAAGTCAGTCTGACAAAAGTTGCAAGTTTTAATAATAAAGATAGAAATTCAAATGGTTTTGGCTCAACAGGAAATTAATTATGATTACAGTAGCATTTAGTACACGAAAAATTGACGAAAAATTCGTCCAAGAAATTAAAAATACTTCAGGTTTAAAAAACATAGAGGTATTACCTTATGAGAATAATGGTGAATACTCTTTAACTGAAATTTATAACAAAGCAATTCAGGACTCTTCGAACGAGATTGTTGTTTTGTGTCACGATGATATTATGTTCGATACCAAATCTTGGGCTAGAAAGTTGATTAAACATTTCGATGAATCGAATTTTGGTATTTTAGGTGTTGCTGGAACAACACATCTACCCGCATCAGGAAAATGGTGGGAGGATCCTTCTAAAATGGTTGGTATAGTTAACCATGAAAATGATGGTAAACGATGGGAATCGAAATATTGCAAAAATTGGGTCGGTGAGATTATTGAAACGGTTATTGTCGATGGAGTGTTCATTGCAATTCATAAGGAAAGAATTGCTGAAAAATTTGGGGCTGATATTGAAGGTTTCCATTTTTATGATTTGGATTTTTGTGTATCCAATTATCTAAAAAATGTGAAAATAGGAGTGATTTTTGACGTGAGAATTACACACAAATCAGTTGGGCAAACCAACAATCAATGGGAAACTAATCGTGAATATTTTATAGAAAAGTACGATGAAAACCTTCCGATTTTCATGAAACCTGAAATTATAGTAAATGAAAAAATCAACAAATTCAAAGTTCCGTCGGTACTATTACTTCAATCAACAGAGTTCAACAAAACAAAACTTTTCGTTGAAAAGGTTAAGTCGTTCAATCATGATTCGATAAAAATTGTTGTAATATCAAACGATAACAATTATGATGAATTGCAACAAATTCAAGGAGTTGAGGTTGTGGAGGGATTTTTTAATGACTTCCCAAAAAATTCTTCAATATTAAAATATCAAGATGAGATGTTGGAGGGTACTGAGTTGGTATACATATCAACCGATGAAGTAGACATACTTAACGACGTATTCTATAATCTTTCTGAAATTTACAGACAGGGTAAACGAGAATTTGGATGTGCATTCCCCTTATCTTTCGATGAAAGGAATAGTGTGCTATCAACTTCATTATACATAACTTTGAGTAAGCAAAACCACTTGGGATTACATCTTAATCATCAAAATTCTTTTTATAATTATTCTTTCGGAATTGTTAATAATCCCGTTGGTAATTTTGTTAATTTTATTTGTACAACACCGGCTAGTTTGAAATTGGTAGATTGGTTCAACATTAACTATGAACACAGTTTGTTTTTTAATGAATTTGCGATGATGTTATCGTCCCAAAAGAAAAAAGTCGTTGTGGACACAAATTCTTTGGTTATTCAAAATGGATTTTTGGCGGATTATTTCTTAGAAAGAACATTGTTGGATTTCAAAAATTTGAATCAATCGGTTCAAAATAATAAAGATTTACACCCGTTTATTACCCAACAAAAATGAAAGTAAAAATCATTTCAGGATATACCGATAAAGGTGGATCGACGGTTGCTTTTATAACCCTAACCAACTTTTTGAACGACAATGGAATTGATTGCACTTTATATGGAAACCAAGATTATCACTTAGATAAATGTAAATCTGACAAGATACAAAATCTTAAAATAGAAAAAGATGATAGACTCATCTACCATTTCACCCAAATAGAAACTCGTCCTGACGCGGAAGTTGTGGTATTATCTTGTCATGAAAAATGGTGGTTTCCTGTTGGAAAAATAAAAAAATAC